ATGTGGGAGGAGATTAAAAGCTACGTTTTTAGCGTAGGGGCGGTAGCGAGTTTCATTGGTCTTTTATGGATGGGTGTAAAATTTTTTAGTAAGAAGTACGTTTCGAATTACCTAGACTTAAATTTTAGTAAGAAGCTAGAAGACCACAAGCATGAATTAAGCCAAGTTACTGATTACATGAAGTTTGATCATAGCAGGAAACTTCAAGATTTCAATAAGTATACTACAAGAAAACATGAAGTTTACTCAGAGTTGTACCGACTGGTCAATATTTCTGAAGGGAATGTTGGTTACCTTGGGAAACTGGAAAATGAAGATATGTTCAAGGGAATGAGTGAAGAAGTAGTAAAAATCAAGCTGAAAGATGAATATGAATTGCCAGAAGAACTGTACATAAAGGAAATCACTCCATGGCGTACGGATGGTGAGTTTCAACAACGTCTATATATTTTCATTAGAGATGCCAGTTATGCAAGGGCAGTTAATTCCATCAGTAAAGCTAAAAATGAATTCTTGATCTGTTCTCTGTTTCTCTCGGAAGGCATTGAAAAAAAAGTAGAAGAACTTTTGTCAGTCTTGGAAAATCATCGTAGGCTGTATTTAAGGATGTGGGCGCTAAAAGATGCTAATCAAAATACAGAGAACTTAATTAAAGAAATTGCAAATGTCGCCAAGAGTAATAAAGAGGTAAGGAATGAATTAAAGGTAATGATGAGAAATGAACTTAAAATCGGGTACTATAACGAAGCTGATAGAGCTGCTCAATAGAGCGGCTTTTTTTATGTACATAAGTGCAAATATCTCTCGGCATTTGCCGGGTTTATATATATAGAAATGTAAATAAGTACAAATTTATCGATATCACAGGAGGTGTTTCGATTGAGTTTTGTTAGAGATTCCATCGTTAGACGTAGCGATGGGACACATGTTAATTTGGGAGATTTGATTAATGAGGATGGCACGATAAAGGTTAAGTTCGAAGGCGGGGGCGCTCCGGGTGAAGCGGTAGACGAAGAAGCCCGGGAAATGGCGCAATCTGCTAAGTTTAAGGATTACGCGCGAAAAGAAACGGTACCAAGAGGATTCGTTGATGAAGTCCCGGTTTTTGAAAAGCATCCAGGCAATCCTATTTTTAAACGCGATGATGCTGCTTGGTTACTTAGTAACAAGTATGCTATGTACTGGCCGAGTGTTATTCACGCCAAAGCCATTTACCCGAACGCTTTAGATGAGTTTTATATGTATTATTCAACTGACCATGCCGCGGACAAAGGGGGCATCGGACTAACAACGGCTCCGCATCCTCTTGGACCTTGGACGGATCGGGGACGAGTTTTTTATGACGACGCAGAAGGCAGTGGACACACTGAGACTCCTTCGGTAGTTTTTAATGAGGTGACAGGCAAGTTTCATATGTACTACCACATTGACTACTATGCGGGTGGCGGTACGGTTTACCGTTCACAGGCTACGTGTCTCGCAACGTCCGATGACGGGCTTACATGGACGCGATATAGTGGCAATCCAATAATCACAACGAGCGAACCAGAGTTCACGGGAGATGGTCATTGCGGGTACGCTCGCGTGTATCGTCAAGGCAGAATGTGGGTGGCTCATCACTTGCTTGGTGGTGGAGGCACGTACAAACTTGGGGTTTCTTATTCTGAGGACGGCATCAAATGGCAAATCGACCCACGTCCGATAGTCGGGTTCACAGACATCTTGGAGGATAAGGAAAAGACGAGGATTGAGTTCCATCACACCTTCCCGTTTTCGTTCAAATCAAAGCAGTGGATTGTGTGTACAATAAGCCCTTTTGAGACGGGCTTTAACTCTGCGAAAAAGAAAATGGTTGTTGCTAGATTTGAGCACGCCCGAAACATCCACTCCATCTATCCAGGGATCGACGAAGGAGATGCTGGCGAGTGGGATGCTGGCGCATTGAAGCAGCCCCAGGTGCTTGCATATCAAGGTAAACTGTATCTCTTTTACGCCGCCAATGGCCTTAATAATAAGGGTGCAATAGGCGTTGCAGTTGCGGAGGTGGTCTAATGATTAGAGATGCATGGGGAGTAGAGGTACCTTTTGCAAAAACCTCTAAACGTGTTGAGGAGAATTTCCTGATAACTACAGCGCTGCCTAGCTGGTTGACTGTTACTGGAGTAGGGACACCAACGCACACCATATCGCCCATCGAATCCAGTTACGGATACCTTGAAGTTAAAACGAGTACCGCGGTAGATGATACGGCGATCTTGAATATCTTTCCGAACGGCATTAACTTCTCGTCCTCGGTTAGGGAACTCCGATTAGAGCTTGAATCGTTCTTTTTTTCGAACGGTTCTCCTAACATCAATGTGTTTCTGGAGATGACGAACAGCTCAAAGAATAAAGGATTTTCGCTGTCCTCCACTCCGACCGAAGGTGAAGACACTAGAATTAAGACGTACAAATCATCAGGCCTGTCGGTTGATAGTGTGCTAAAACAACACCCGATTATTAACCTAGGGGAATGGAAGCGGCGCAAGAATTTAGAGTTGCGCTTGCGTTCGGATGGCACAGTGATTCTACTGGAATGTGGGAATGTTTTCTACGAGAGGAAGTTCAGTTCCTCTGAAATGGATTTATCATCTTCGTTCATACTCAGGCCTCGTATCTCAATCCGTAACATAGCAGGGACCACTGCCCGACATTTCCGGTTGTCTAAAGTCGCGGTGACAGTGATCCATAATTAAATGCATCATTTAGGAGGCATCTATGCAAGACTTCCGATGTAGCACATGTAATAAGCTTCACGATGGTAAAGACGGGAATCAATGTCCCGCGTGTGATTGTTCAAATACCGATGTATGTTGTTCTCAACCGAACATCCAAAAGTTTGGGCCGAATGAGATAGTGGTAGAAGAAATGAGCGTGTGCGTTGGATGCGGGAGAATACATTAGATGGCTCTTAAACGAATGTGTTCCAAGCAAGGATGTAAAGAGTTGATTGACTACGGAGCAAAACGCTGTGAAGCACATGCCATAAAGGATCATCTCCGATATGACCAATACAGAGAGAGTGCAGCAAAGAGAGGGTATGACCATGTATGGAGAGCAGCTAGATCAAGATACCTCAAGAAGAATCCAGTATGTGTGAAGTGCATAGAGAAAGGCTTTGCAGTACAGTCGACAGTAGTAGACCATATAAAGCCCCATAAGGGGAATAAGAAGCTGTTCTGGGATAAGAGTAACTGGCAAGCATTGTGCGCGTCATGCCATAGTACGAAGACTGTCAGAGAGGATGGAGGGTTTGGTCGATGATCTCAGATATTCTGCGTAAAATTGAGTGGTCATCTGAATGGTGCGGTAACTACTACTGCCCAATATGTAAGAGAAACAAAGAAGATGGTCATACAGATGAGTGCGAACTAAAGAGATTTATTGTAGATGCAGACACTTCAGACAGCCCGGAAGGAACGGTCATTATGTGTCCTATTTGTACACGCGGAATAAACATAACTTCACAGGGGACAGCACACGACGATGTAAGGATAACTGGTCACTGCACAAAGTGTAACGCCATAACTGACGTTGTCGTTTCTCCAGAGCGACTGAGGAAAGAACAGAAGATAGTCCGTCCGCCCCTCGGAGTCAAGCCTAAATGGTTGCATGACGAGGAAAGGGCGAGAGAATTGAGAGATGCCATTAACATTAGGCTTCACTGTGATAGTGACATCCCTATTGAGTGGGTAGAAGAGTTGAACAGTATCTTTGTGCTGCTAAAGGATAGGAAGAAGAGAAGGTTGATAGGAAAGAATTGATTTTGTTAATAAATCTCAACGAAAATCCTTGACAAAACATCACTTTATTCAACTAAAGGGGTAGGGGGGTAAAATTGCTATTTTTTGAACCCCCTTAGACCGCGCTCCCCGTTTTTTCACGCAAAATTTCGTTTTTTGAAACTTTAGACAGATTGGAGGAGTAGCTGTGGGTGGGAGAAATGCGAAACCAGTCGCTCTGCACATAGCAGAAGGCAATCCAAACAACCTGACAAAAGAACAAATAGCAACTCGAAAAGCTTCAGAAATTAAACTCGGAGTGACTGATTATAGCAAAATTCGTGCGCCAGCACTCGTCCAAAAAGATAAAGTTGCGCTAGCTCAATGGCGGAATTTGATTAAGGAATACAAGATGGCGGCTGAGCAGGGGGTTGAGTTGCTGACAACCTCTGATATTGGTTTGCTGGCGCTGTATTGCAAAACATACAGCGAATATGAGCGGCTGCAGGCGGCATGTCAACGGATCGAATCTATTGCGGCAGATAGTGGTTCACTTGAAGACTACATGAGCGATAGCGAAGAGTTTGATTACAAGGCCAAGCAGCAGATGACCCAGCTTCTGAGCATCGACGGGGTTTTGAGAATCGAAACGGCGATCAATAAGAAGATGGATATGCTGATTAAGATGCAGGACCGGCTATTCCTCAATCCTTTGGCGAAAGTAAAGAACGTTCCTAAACCAAGTAAGAAGGATGACAAGCCGAAAGGCAAGTTCGCCAAATTTGCAGGTGGACGCGGTGGTTGATTATCCGCTTAATGCGCTTGCGCACGATGATCGAACAACACGTTATGCCCTGGATGTGGTTGAGGGGCGTTTGGATAGAAAGGTCGGGAAAACGGAACGTCTTTGCTGTGAGCGCCATCTGAGGGATTTGGAGCGACAAGGTACACCTGAGTTCCCATACGTATGGAATCCTGAACTCGCTCACGTCATGATTGACTTCGCGGAGACATTGACGCTCGCAGAAGGGAGTTCGCCACAGCCATTGGAGTTGTGGGGCTTCCAAGATTTCATTTTAGGCTCATGGCATGGTTGGCGAGACTTAGAGGGGTACAGACGTTTCAAGACGTCATACATCCAAATAGGACGGCAGAATGGTAAGTCCTTGATAAATTCCGTGCCTTCCATGTATTACGGTAATTTTGACGGGTACATGTATCCCCAGATTTATGCTGCTGCGACAAAGTCAGAGCAGGCTTGGATTGTGGCAAAAGAATGCATGAAGTTCATTAATGCGGACCCCGAACTCGGTGGGACTGAGTTTGAACCTGGAATGTTCGAGGTGCGGGAGTACAATAAACGAATCCTTTGTAACATCACGCGTGGCGAAATCGTCGCGTTAGGGAGAGACACTAAAACAATCGATGGATTCCGTCCATACTACGCCAGTGTGGATGAATACCACTTACACCCGACAGATCAGATGTACAGACTTTTGCTAGATGGATGCAGGAACTTGCATGAGTATTTAATCAGTGTAATTACCACAGCTGGTTTCGACCTCAACGCACCATGCTATGAGGAGTATGAGTACAGCAAGGCAATTATTGAATGCGTTGAGGATATGGAGTCGCGGTTTGTGTACATTGCTGAACCTGATGCAGATATTATGAAGGCAAAGGATGGGGCTTTCTCATCTGAAGCGCAGCAAATGGCTAATCCTCTTTGGACGCCTCAAAAGGCCAAGAACCTGGCTGATGCAGCTGTTGAGGCCAAGAAAAAAGGCGGGCATACACTTCGTAACTACTTCACCAAGGGGCTGAACTGGTGGGTTCAATTCGCAGACAACCAGTATATGAACATGGACCACTGGAAGCAGTGTGCGTCAGATACAAAGATTGAGGATATGACCGGGAGAGACTGCTACCTTATGCTTGACCTTTCAAGTGGTGGCGACCTCACATCCGGGAATCTGGAATTCCCATTGGATGACATAGGCGAGAATCGCAAGTATTATCTGCACTCCCATAGTTTTATACCGGCTGCGCGTGTAGCTGAACATATAAAGAGTGATCTTGCCCCATATGACATGTGGATTGGGGACGGATTACTGACGGTCACAGAGACGCTTGGAGGCGTTAAAACAGACTACAAGTACATTCTGAGCTACTATCGCAAACTTCTAAAAGAAAACGATCTAAAACTCAAAGGCATCGGTTATGACCCGCATAACGCAGATGCTTTTTTGCATGATCTTTCAGAACTGGCAGATGAGTATGGTTGTGAAGTAATTGAGGTCGTGCAGTCAGCACGAAGTCTGAACGACGCTACAGTCGATTTCCAGCTCGAGGCCGAGGCAGGAAACCTTATCTATGACCGGAGCAACAAGCTCCTTACATGGTCGATGAGGAACGCTAAAACGGTCAGCAACAGCTTCAGAGAGATAAAGATTGATAAGGACCCAAAAGCAAAGACGAAGCGTATAGACCCCGTTGACGCAGCTATAGGGGCGCACAAGATTACTTTGGCTCTGGCTGGTCAGGCGAAGAAGTCAGTCTACGAAGAAAGGGGGATGCGACGGCTATGAGCAAAGACAAAAAGCGGGTTGATGCTGTGACTACGGTTAAAGAGTGGTGTTTGGTTCTCGGCTTCGTAATGTGGGGATGCGGGACATGGCTGATTTGGCCGCCTATTGCACTTCTTACTTGCGGTGGTTTACTTATGGCGATTGGACTGCCCAAGCCTTCGAAGCCTACGAAAGGGGGTGATTGAAGCGAATGGGCATCATTAGCAAACTGGTCGGAGGATTCAACAACTCGGCCGAATATTCCACGGACGACTTCGACGAGCAGGTCAAACGAAGGATTGAGCAGCAGGTTCATTCTGGAGTGGATGTGAACGAAGAATCAGCAATGCGTTTCATCACAATCTATAGCTGTGTTCGGGTCCTAGCCGAGACGATTGGAGCACTCCCGTTAGTGGTTTACAAGGAACGGAGAAGCGGGAAAGGGGCTGACAAGGCCTATGATCATCCTCTTTATGATCTCCTTTATAACCAGCCTAATGACGAGATGACAACCGTCACTTGGAGAGAACAGCAAATCGGGAACCAGGCCGTTGCTGGTAATGGGTATTCTGTTGTCACCAAGAATGGGCGGGGAGCACCAGTTGACCTTTACCCATTGCCGTGGCATCAAGTTCAACCTTTCCGGGATACGGATGGTGAAATCAAATATCGGATTATGGATCGCGGGAAGCAAGAGGTGTTTCCCAAAAGTCATGTGTTTCACACGATGGGAATTTCGCCTGACGGGCTTATTGGATACTCGCCCATCAGAATGGCTGCTGAAAGTATTGGTGTCGGCATGGCCGCTACTGAATTCGGGGCCAGATTTTACGGGCAGGGAATGAACGTTGGAAGTGTGTTTGAGTATCCGAACGCAATGTCAGACAAAGCGTACAGTCGAGTTAAAGAAGATTTGGATTTACGTGGAGTCGGATTGGCGAACAGTTGGAAGCCGCTTATCTTGGAAGAAGGAGCGAAGTTCAGTCGGATTCCAATGCCTTTGAACGATGCGCAGTTTATAGAGACAAGAAAGTTTTCCCGGGACGAAATCTGCGGGTTATTTCGCGTTCCGCCTCACATGATTGCGAACATGGAACGTAGTACATTTTCGAACATCGAGCATCAAGGTATTGAATTCGTGAAGTACACACTTCTTCCTTACTTGGTAGGCTGGGAAAAAACGATCAGTTGGAAGCTTCTCACCCCTGCTGAACGGCGCGCCGGGTACTATGCAAAGTTTAACGTCGAAGGATTGTTGAGGGGCGATTATAAGAGCCGTCAAGAAGGACTTGCAATCCAACGTCAAAACGGCATCATAAACGCTAATAAATGGCGTGAGATAGAGGAAATGAACCCTATCGAAGGCGAGGAAGGAACGGCGTACATGGTCAACGGCAACATGATTCCGACTTCAAGAGCAATTAATTCAGGCGGGGGAGGTGAGAACGAATAATGAGGTTTTGGAACTTTTCCAATTCGACTAATGAAGAGGTTGAATTGCGTATCAATGGTGAAATTATGAGCGATGATGATGGCTGGTTTTACGAATGGTTCGGCATCCCGGTTGCAAAGCCAAGTAAATTCCGCAAGGAGCTGTCGCAGCACAAAGATAAGGCTATTACTGTATGGATTGACAGTTGGGGCGGAGACGTTTTTGCGGGTGTTGGTATTTATAATGCTCTTAAGTCTCATAAAGGTAAGGTCACCGTCAGGATTGACGGGAAAGCCGTCTCTGCCGGCTCCCTGATAGCGATGGCGGGCGATGAAATCATTATGTCCCCGGGTAGTATCATGATGATTCACAACCCATGGTCAAGCGCTGTGGGAGAGTCGAAAGATATGCGTAAAGCCGCAGATGTTCTTGATGAGGTGAAAGAGGCAATATTGAACATTTACCAAACAAAAGTATCCGGTAAAAGCAGGGAAGAAATTTCGAATTTGATGGATAACGAGGAATGGATGTCCGCTCGTAAAGCCGTGAACGAAGGTTTTGCTGATAGTATGATGGATTTGGTAGATGATGAATCTCAAATCAATAATTCCTATTCTGTCAGCAGGATTGCAATCATGAACAGCGCAAACAGCGTAATGCAGCGGTTTTTGGAACAATTCCGGAAGTCACTTCAGAACGAGGAGCCTGCTGCTGAACCACCTGAAAACAATAAGAATTCAGAACAAGAGCGAGCCAAACAGGAATCGCTTTTTTTGTTGTCCAAAAAATTAAACCTTCGAGGGAGAGTGTTGTTTAAATGAAATCTAAGTACCTGTTAAAACTCAATTTGCAAACATTTGCTGCTGGAACGAAAACTTTGGAAGAACTGCAGCAGGAACGTGCGGCAATTCACGATAAACAAGAGGCTTTGGTTGTCAAAGCTCAAACAGAAAATCGCGGGTTCAACTCGGAAGAAGAAACTGAGTACAACAACCTTGAGGAGCAATTCCTTAATTTGAACGCTGAAATTGAAAAGATGGAGCAACAAGCGACCATTATCAATAAAACGGCTGATCGTTCTGCGGCTCTTAACTCTACTGCAAAACCATTCCGGCCATCTGCTGTTGCAGGTGCTCCTGTCCAGCCCAAGCAATTAGACAACGGTGGGTTCAAAAATCTTGGGGAAATGGTTCATGCGGTACGTTTTGGAGATGCAAAAGGACGTCTTAACAACTTGCCAGTGGGTCAAGGTGAAGGCGGCGGGTTTGGTGTGCCGGAAGCGTTCCACGGTCAGCTATTCCCGAATCGTATCGCTAATGAATGGGAGATGGGTACCGGAGAGAACGGCGGCTATGCACTGCCTCCAACTCAATTCCGTCCAGACATTCTGAAACTTAACCCCGAGTCAGCAATTGTTCGATCACGTGCGACTGTAATTCCGGCTGGATCGCCGCCAGATGGCAAAGTTACTATGCCTGCACTGGTTCAGGGTTCAAAAGGTGTTTATGGTGGTGTAGAGGTAGCGTGGATCGGGGAAGGTGAACTGAAACCTGAGACAGACGCAAACCTTCGTGAAGTCTCATTGGAACCACATGAGGTCGCAGCAACAATGACTATCACAGACAAGTTGTTGCGTAACTGGCAGGCTGCTAACACCTTTATCAGTTCGCTGTTGCAAGGTGCAATGAATGCAGCAGAAGACATTGCATTTTTGACTGGTAATGGCGTAGGTAAACCTTCAGGCGTCAGCAGTGCTGCAGGGGCGATTGTGGTTAATCGGGAAGCAGCCAATCAGATCACTTTCCTGGACACACTGCAAATGCGCTCCAAACTTCTGCCGGAAAGCCTAGGGGGTGCTGTTTGGGTTGCCAATCTTTCGGTACTGCCTCAAATTGCAACGCTGCAGGACCCGGCTGGTAACTATATCTTCATTCAAGGGGATGCGACAAAGGGAATTCCCACAACTCTGTGTGGCATTCCGATCACCTTCACAGGCAAAACACCTATTCTCGGCAAAAAAGGGGATCTGATGCTACTTGATTTGTCTCATTACCTGATCAAAGATGGTTCTGGTCCATACATTGCAGCATCCGAGCACGTCCTGTTCCGGCAGAACAAGACAGTCATCAAAGTGTTCTGGAACGTTGACGGGAAACCATGGGTTATCGAGCCTCTTACATTAGAGGATGGTGATACAAAGGTAACCCCATATGTGATTCTGGGCATTCCTGCTGTTGGTGGTGGCTAATCATGCCGAAATATAGTGTCACAAACCCTTTCTATCTCTCTGGCGTCTTAAAAGAGGCCGGAGAGGAATTGGAGTTGACAAAGGCTTTTGCAGAAACGCTTTCTAAAAAGAACATCATTCTTGAAATAGAAGCAGAGAAGACTGAAAATCCAGGTAAAAAGAAAGGCGGAAAGGCTGGTGAGGTGAATGCTGAAACTCAAACAAGTGATTCCGCCAGCGGTGGAGCCGGTGACATCCAGCCAGGTGCTGAAGCAACTCAAGTTTGATGATACGGACCCTGAGCTGATTGAGCAAATCGAAGGATTGATAAAAGCAGCTCGGGAATGGTGCGAAACCTATCAGAACCGAGCTTACATCACCCAGACGTTTGAGCTTGCCTTGGACTGTTGGCCCCGGGGGAACAGGGTCAAACTTCCCCGGCCCCAACTCCAAGAAATTGAATATTTGACTTACAGAAACGGAGGCGTCCTGAACACTTGGGACGCCTCTAATTATGTTTCTGATGATTTTTCCGAACCTGGATATCTGATCAAGGTTTCAGGGGTAAATTGGCCAGCATCTGTTAAAAATCCAAACGGCATTATTATCAGGTATGTTGCAGGCTATGGCCCATCCCCTGAGGACGTCCCTGAGACGATTAAACTGGCTATCCAGATGCTAACTGTCTATTGGTTTGAAAACGGACTCTGTGAGCCTCCCTGTGCGGTCTATAACCTATTGGATAGTGATAGGGTGGTGCCGATATGAGGAACTGTAAGAATTGCAAGCGGTGCGATCAAAAGGGCACAGCTTCTAAGTTGAATAAACGAATTGAGATACTTAATCCCGGTGAATCTCGCAATAAATACAACGAGCCTATAAAGACTCTTGAGTTAGTGGCCAGACCTTGGGCGGCCGTTGAACCACTACAAGGCAGGGAGTATTACGCAGCTGCCCGCGAACATGCAGATGTGACCACGAAAATAACCATTAGGTACCGTAAGGACGTTGATCGCACCATGTTTGTTCAATGTGACGGAGTGATGTTTGAAATTCTCCATATCATTGACCCGGAGTTTAAGCATGAGGAACTGCATTTGATGTGCAAGGAGCGTCAGTAATATGGGAACTTCAAGCATAAAAGGGATGAAAGAGTTAGAGAAGATGTTCCGGCAACTCGGGAAGGTACCGCAAACTGTAGCCACGAGAGCAGCACGATCCGGTGCAGCAGTAGCCCTGCGTTCAGCTAAGAAAAATGCACCAGTAGATTTAGGTTACCTCCGTCAAGGGCTCGTTCTGAAAAAAGAGCGTACAAGGGTTCAAGGGAAAGCTGTTTATCAAGTCACCTTTGATGCGGGCATGAATGATGTGTTTGTTAAAACATCAAAGGACGGAAAACGGTCATACTACCCTGCATCGCAGGAATATGGATTTCTAAGCAAAGGCGGTCGCTATATACCGGGCTACCGCTTTTTGCGTCGCGCAATTGATGATAACGATCAGCAAATTGAGCAGGTGACGATTGAGAGTGCCGGAAAGGCTATCGATAAGATAATGACGAAAGGGTGAGAAGATGGATTTTGAAGAAGCGCTAATACATGAATTGAAAACGGTCAGCGCATTTGATAACCGGATCTACCCCTTAAGTTCACCGGAAGCGAATGCTGGAAATGGTGTGCCCTACTTGATTTTTGTTTCAAGCGAAGGGGAGCAAGCGAAATCATTAGGTGAAGGGCACTTAAGCAGCAAAGAAGTTCCGGGAGAAATTAATATCATTGCATCGACCTATGAGGAAATGAAGTTACTCACAAAGCAGGTCATTCCGTTACTAACCGGTATGGAGCAGCGCGTGATTGGAGTGGATGGCCCTTATATTCAGGAATTCACATATAAAAAACCAGTCGAATTATACGAAAATCAACCTGGATTGTACAGGTGTCATATCGAATTCAATACATTTTTTGGGGAGTGATCATATTGGCAGAGCGTGCATTAGGTACAAAGCTCGAAATCGGCGAGGGAACAGCGGCTAAATCTATTGGTCAGCTTAAATCTATTTCCTCGCCATCAATGAGCCAGGAGACAATCGACGTTACAACACTGGAATCTGATGGCGGATACCGGGAGGTTATAGGTAGTTTTAAGGATGGGGGCGAGGTGTCGGCGTCAGGTTTTTTCAAGCCATCCGACCCTGGACAGGCTGCAGCATATAAAGCATATGATGAAAGCACTGTTGAATCATTTGCAATCAAATTCCCTGTAACACTTGGTGCAAGATGGGTGTTTAAAGGAGTTGTTACGGCGTTCTCAACATCGGCCGAACTTGAGGAAGCAGTGAGTTTTGAAATTACCATTAAGGTATCCGGCAAGCCTGAATTAGTATTGAGCAGCGGTTCATAGGATTTTTTTAAATTTGAAAGGAGCAAATAAATATGTCAGATAACAACGATGTAGTCATTATCCAACTTGATCGTCCACGAGAATTGCGGTTTGGACATAAAGCACTCAAGCGTCTGTCGGCGATGTCAGGACTTAACATCGGAGAAATTGGGGATAGCGAATTAAACATGGGACAGGTCGAGGAAATCATGTATTATGGCCTGTTAAAAGATGCTCGGGAGAATGGGGAAGAATTAAAAATGGAAGACATGGAAGACTTGTTAGATTACGCTCCGACAGTCGCTTACACCATGGAGAAGATTACTGAGGCTTTAAACAAGTCGTTTTCAGGAATGTCTGAGATGGAAGGTGATGTGGGAAACGTCCCGAAGCCGAATCGTCAACAGCGTCGAAGGAATGGGACTGGCAACAAAGCTTAAAAGCAGCAATACGTATTGGCATATCAATCGAGCAATACAACGAAATGACGCCACATGAGCTTAATCTTCATTTGGAGATTTATTACGAAAATAAGCGACTGGCAGACGATCAATCCATTACCTTGGCTTATTTAACGGCATACTGGCATCGAGTTAAAAAGATGCCAGAGCTGAAAACGCTTCTGTCCACCGGTCAGCGAAAAGAAATGACCGATGAGGAAATGCTGCAGATCGTAAAAGATTTGACGCTTGCTGCTGGCGGAAAAATCACGTACGAAGGGAGGGATTAACATGGCTGTTGTACGTAACCTCATGGTGCGTGCCGGTGCTGACTTTAGCAAGATGCGGCAAGAGATGCAAAAAGCGCAGCAGGACCTGCAGAAATTTAAGTCTTCCGTCAACAAAACCTTGGGGCTCATTGGGACCGGTCTTGCAGCTTTGGGAATCGGCAAGGGGTTGAAAGATAGTGTTGCCGCAATAAACCATACAATTGAACAGGAGACAAAACTTGCGACAGTTATGCGCAAAACCATGGGAGCGACTGATGATGTGATTCAGTCGCTTTTTTCATTGGCAGATGCGCAGGAAGCTGTGGGCGTTGTATCAGCTGACGCGCAAAAGGCTGGAGCTGCCGAGCTATCTACTTATCTGACTAAAGCCAATAGCCTTAAGCAACTCATACCGGCACTCAATGACCTTACTGCTGCGCAATACGGTTTTACAGCAAGTGCCGAGCAATCTGTCGGGCTTGCAACGATGCTGGGCAAGGTTATGGACGGGCAAGTCGGCGCCCTGAGCCGGTACGGATTCACCTTCGACAAAGCGCAAGAAAAAATCCTGAAATACGGCAGCGAAGCGCAGCGGGCAGCATTGCTCGTCGAAATCATTTCCGATTCTGTTGGCGGCATGAATGAGGCGTTAGGACAAACACCAGAAGGCCGTATGTTGGTTCTTAAAAATACCCTTGGCTCAATCAGATCCGAAATCGGTCGGGGCGTGCTACCAATCATTATGAAGCTGCTTCCGTACTTACAGGCGGTGGCAAACTGGTTTTTGCGAGCTGCACAGGCTGTCAGCGCGTTTACGGCCGCTTTGTTTGGCAAGGTAGACACCGGGATAGGTGCCGGTGCAATCGATGCGCAGGCAGAGAGCGTGGACGAATTAGGTGGCGCGTACGAAGATGCCGAGAAGAAAGCCAAGAAAGCACAAAAAACTGTTGCTGGCTTCGACCAGGTCAACTTGGTCGGTGAGAAGTCATCCAAAGACAAGTCTAAAGATGGGCTTCCAAAAGGCGGTATTGGCGGCATAGATTTCGATGCGTCACCTATAGGAAACGCCATGTCTGAGGTAGGGGAAAAAGCCCGGGCGATGGCGGATAAGGTTAAGAATGCATTCCAAACGATGAAGTTCTTCATCGTGAGCAATAAAGACATTATCATATCTGCTCTAGCCGGTCTTGCGGCTGCCTTTGCGACCTTTTGGGTTGCGTCCAAGTGGGGATCAATAGTAGCTGCTGTACAAGGCGCAGGGCGTGTCATCCTTGGCGTGCTCGCTAGTCTCCTATCCCCTGTTGCGATTGCTGGAGCAGCCATAGCAGGATTAGTTGCCGGATTTGTTTACTTTTATCGAACGAACGAAAAATTTCGGGATACGGTACAAACGATCTTGCAAAAGATTGGCGAGGCGGCCCAGACCTTGTGGAATGCAGTCATGATTCCTTTCGGGTCATGGCTTGCCGATGTTATGCCAAAGGCATGGGATGCAGTGTCTACGGCTGCAAAATGGTTGTGGACTAATGTCCTTGTGCCCCTCGGAAATTTCGTTAAGTGGCTGTGGGACAATGTGTTTGCCCCGTTTGGCAGATGGTTAGCGGACGTCATGCCCAAGGCTTGGGATGCTGTAACCAAAGCGTCTAAATGGCTCTGGCAGAACGTTTTGGTCCCTTTTGGGAAATTTCTGAAAGAGTTGTGGGACAACGTTCTCGTGCCGCTGGGTAAGGTGCTAATTGATGTGCTTGCTATCGCATTCCAAACCGTGGCAGATATAGCAAAAGACTTTTGGCAAAAGGTGTTGGTCCCTCTCGGAAAAGCACTCAGTGAAATGTTTGGTCCAGCCGTAGAGGCTGCTAGCGCTGTTCTAAAATACCTTTGGAATAACGTTCTTATACCAATGGCAAAGTTCCTTGCAGATACCTATATAACTGCATGGAAATCCCTAACCGAAACCATAACATTCCTCTGGAAATACGTTTTTAAACCATTAGCCGAGTATGTTGGCGGAGCATTTAAAATGGCCTTCAGCAATGCATTTGATACCATATCTGGTTTGATTGGTGGCCTGAAAACAACATATATAGGCCTCATGAATTTCATCACCGGTGTATTTACGGGTGACTGGCGCAAGGCATGGAACGGGGTTAAGGACATTTTTAAGGGTGTTTTTGACTCACTGTATACTATTGTAAAACATCCTCTCAATCTGATTATTGAATCAATAAACAAGGTAATAGAGGGGATCAATAGTATCAGCTTTGATGTTCCAGACTGGCTGCCGGACTGGGCAGGCGGCGGGAAAAGCTTCGGAATTACAATCCCGAAAATCCCGAAGCTTGCAAAAGGCGGCTTAGCATTTGGCCCTACACTGTCAGTAGTCGGTGACAACCCAGGCGCAAGCGCGAACCCGGAAGTTATTGCCCCACTCAACAAACTCAAGGACTACATGGACAACAGCAATGACAAAGAGGTCAACTTGCTTGGGCAGATCCTACAAGTGCTTAAGCAAGGTAACACGCAGCAGGGCGGCGGTGGAATTGGCAATATGACGATTACTGACCTTGCCCGTATGATCACGCGGGAACAAAACGCTCATAGCCGTATGGCTGGACGTAATTTAAATATCACTTAGGGAGGGCTGCAAGTGCTGATAAAAATAAACGGCGTAGAGATTGCAGCCTATCCTGCGCCGGGGCAATTTAAGGTCACTATCCTCGACCTGGACGATGCGGATGCTACGAATCGTACGGTAGATGGCACAATGCATCGGAGTAGAGTGGCGGTCAAGCGACAAATCGAAATGGGCTTCCCAGCGCTTCCGCAGACAAAAATATCTGCGATACTCAAAGTGATGAGAAGCCCATTTTTTAATGTATACTACCCCGACCCGATGGACGGATATGTCACGCGTAATTTTTATGTTGGCAATCGGCCGGCAGCTGTACCATTTGAGCGTAATGGTGTGATGTTCTGGGAGGGGCTGCAATTTACGCTAACGGAGAAGTGATGCCATGTATCCTATATCACCAAGTTTTGCTCAATATCTACAAAACCCTAATAGCATTGTTATCGCCAAGGTGGACATCAATGACAAGACCTATACAGATGTCCATATCGTGGATTTTTCGATAGAGAATTCACTAACTCAGGGCGACGATTTGGAACTCGGAACAGTAACACTTTCCCGGCTTGTGCTAAATCTCCGTACCAAAGACGATTTGCCGCCCAATGCTAAGGTTGTGCCGTACATCGGGCTGGACTACTCCCTATTGCCTTGGCAAGAAGCGGATTTTCCCTGGCAAGATGCTGATTTCTCATGGACGGGCGTGGCGGGCGATTGGCTCCCGATGGGTGAGTTTTATATTGATAACCGGACGAAGGTCAAAGATGTGCTGCAGGTTGAGTGCTTCGACAAGTTGGTTTGGGCAAACGCGCCTTATTTATCCGGCCTAACCTACCCAGCAACGATGCGGGCAGTCTGGGACGAGATATGCCAGCAACTGGACTATGTCTATGACAACAGTGTTGTCATCAATTCCGGATTTATGGTCCCGGTTGCTCCTGTTGGCTACAGTATACGGCAGGTCATGGGATTTATAGCTTCTGCCAATGCAGCTTGCGTTTATGCCGGGAAGGATGGGCGTATTAAGTTTAAACGATTCGCGGCAACGGAACAGCCGGTCATCAATATTACCGGATCTGATTACACATCGGTCAAACAGACCAACCCCCTGAGGACATTTACAAGAGTTGTCGTCACCTATGATGACGAGGACGATTTGAGCTTTGAGGCTGGCGAAGGCAGCGATGCGACAACGCTTTTTATAACCAACCCATTAGCTACCCAGCAAATGACGGATCATATTTATGCTGCAATCAATGGCGTATCTTATCTGCCGATTACAATGGACGCCATTGGCTTTCCACAGATTGAACCGGGCGACCTTATCGGCTATGGCGTGTATGATGGTACAGCCTGGATTGATGCTGATATCCCGTGGACAGATTACCATGTTCCTTGGGACGGTATAAGCCATTACCAGAGTTACCTATTGAGGGTTAGTTTTGGATACAAAGGCGGCATAAAGATGTCTGCCGAATCCCCTGCTCGCAGCGACCAGCAATCAGAGTTTATGGTCGAAGGTGAGCTTGAGGGGCAGATCAAGCGGCTGACGCAATCGGCTGTACGGCAGGGTAAATTGTATTATGGGCTGACAATCTCGAAAGAAGCTGGCTTGCAGATCGACCGCAGCGATGGTAAGGCGAGGGCCGTGTTTAATGCGGATGAGTTGACGTTTTATAAGGGGACGGACAAAGCCCTTTGGTTCGATGTAGACAATGAACGGTACAAATTCTCCGGGACAATTGAGGCGGGAGAAGTCATTGGTACAAAAATCACCGGGGGAACCATTAACGGTACAAATATCTCTGGTAGTACGATAACCGGTAACACAATCAATGGCGGATCTATCAACGGTACCACAATTTCAGGGGCAGCTATTTATGGCGGTGTTATTTCCGGCCCGCTTATTCAAACCGGCTCATCATTCCCACGCATTGAGATGAATTCCAGCGGGAATTTACTGACTGCAAGTCTTAATAATAGTGAATCAATAGCAATCAGCCCTAACCTTTCAGGTTCGCCCACTATACTTTGGAATAGCGGGGGTTCAATAGCGGGTCTTTTGACGTACACCCAAGGTTACGGGACTTGGATTCGATCTATGAAGGAAAATATACTGGTAAGTGCCGCCAAAAGAATCGATCTGTCTCCTGGGGGTGGTTTTAACATCAACATACCTAGTTGGAGCAGATTCTACAACGAAACTAACGGAAGAACACTGCAGCAAGAAATAAACGATATATATGCTGCAATCGCTGCAATGGGTAGTTAATCCATGGTATAATCACGGTAATTATCGCCATGGAAGGATGAGGAAACAATGAAAGGTAAAAGAATGTTCTTCGCGGGTGCTGTAGTTGGTGCGGCATTAATGGTATCTGTAAGCGCAGCAGCAGATAGTTTGAGCCTTATTGGAAAAAAAGTAACTTCAGAAACCGAAGTATATCTAGATGGAAAGCTGTTTGATACAGCTCCTGTGATAAATGGAACCAGTTTGGCCCCACTTAGGAAGGCATACGAGGCTGCTGGATATACAGTATCCTACAAGGAAAAAAAAGTGTATTTAGAGTCTAAAAAGGGTGAAGGTGGTAATTTGTCGACTGATAATACAGTCTCAGAACCAACCAGTTCAAGCACCAGTAAGGATGACTTGAAAAAAGAGATTGAAGAGAAGCTCTCTAAAATAAAAGTCAATATACACATTAATAAAGTTACAGCTGACCCAGCTAACGGGCTTAGCGCAGATGAACAAGAGGCAGCCAAAGAGAAAATAAAGGAATTGGAAGCTGAACTCGCAAAACTTGAGAAGCAGCTTACAGAACTGAAATCATAACCAACCAAAGGTCGCCTATATGGCGGCTTTTTATTTTGAGAAAGGGTGATATATATGAATAACTTGAAAATAAAAGAAAATAAAATTTACCTTAATGGGGTGCAACTCACTGATGTCATCAGTTACGAAATAGAGTCTGGATTCCCGTCAGTGTTTACGCTGCGGATGTACATTAATGATTCGACTATTGTTAAAGGCGGCAAGCTTGATGTAGTAGGGCCCGAGGTTATAGCGCCGATGGCGAAACTGGATCGTTCGCCAACAGTATCCCCTTCGTCCAATATCACGAATGTTCCAAGCGTCTCCACTAAAGGTGATTATGGGGTAAAGAAGTACCCTGTTAAAGAAGAAGAAGGGATATTTGAGAGTGAGATGCATGAGGCGTTGTGTCGACTTGGATTTTCTGAGCCTACAAAGCCTGAGAAAGCTGTTCCCGATACTTATCAGGTTGTTGATAATACGATCCTATTACTGTGCAGATACATTCAAGAAGAATTGCGGAGTGGTGGGGTAGGTCGCATAGCTAACCTGCCTCCCTTGATTGATTCATTAGCTAGGTTGAAAAACAATATGGAGGGTTAACAATGGCCCAAATACAGCATGTGATTAAAGCTGAGATAGACCTTATCAACCCCGTACAGGAGATATGCGAGATTATACAAGCTGTGGCGGCAGCTAAGCCACAGCATGAAGAAGCAATCTTGGCCAAGATCCACGAGGCTGTCGAACGGCGCTTGCAGCAACTGAAAGGAGATGAGAGCATTGGCAAACCGATACGGAAACCTAACACCGTCAAATCCAATCAGTGAAGACTTCCAAGAGATTAACATAGGCTTTGACCGTGTACAGGCTGAGATGGATGCTGTTAAGTCTGACACTGGCGGCAACAAGCAAGCCTTGGATGCCCATGTGGCAGCGACAACAGTTCACCAGTCCACATCTGCCGCTACAGCCAACCGGATCATGCAGCGGGACGGCAGCGGGCGGGCGAAGGTAGCGGCGCCAGCTGCAGCGGACGACATCGCCCGGAAGCAAGAGGTCGATACAGTCCAGACAAACCTTAATAACCATGCAGGCAGCGGAGGCGCGGCTCATGCCCTAGCTACAACGACGACAGCAGGATTTCAGAGCGGGCCAGACAAGGCCAAGTCTGACGGAGCTACAGCAGCGGCAACGCCTAATACGCTGGTTCAGCGGGACAGTGGCAGCCGGTTTAAAGCTGGGGCTCCTGTGGCTGCTGACGATGTAGCACGCAAGCAAGAGGTTGACGCGGTGCAGTCTGGCCTGACCGGACATATCGGGTCTGGCGGGGCTGCTCATGCTGCTGCAACTGCATCCCAAGCGGGGTTTATGACAGGCCCGGATAAGACCAAGCTTGACGGGATGACAGCTGGCGCAGAGCCGAACCAAAACGCCTTTGCCAAGGTCAACGACATCAATGCCACAGCCAAGAGTGACACAGTGACCATCATAGGCGGGGTCGGGATTGCAGTCACCACCAACCCAGCCACAAAAGAGCTTACCCTGACCGCCACCGGGACCAGTACCCCGGGCAAGCACGGCAGCAGCCACACCGAAAACGGATCTGATCCTATCCCGGGAGCTACAGCAACTGAGGGCGGGTTGATGACCAAAGCCCATGTCGGCCGGCTGGATGCATTGGAGGCAGGCGCTAAAGAATCCGCCACACTCCAAGTGCAGCTCAACCGGGGTGTCAACAAGATAGAGACGGACCAACCCAGCTTACTTGATGGGGTGGTATACGGACGGACGTTGGTAAACTGGGAGCCGGACGGGAACTTTGAAAAAGACAGCAATAACGATGGTGTTGCGGATGGCTGGATATCCACGTTTGGGAGTGGAGGACCAGGAATACCGTCCAGGACAACAGGGAAATTTGGTGATTGGGCACAAAAGCTGATTTTTTCCACATCGTCTAACCCGCGAATATATAAATATCTTAATCTTGAAACAAACAAAAGGTATTTAGTTACAGCATGGATCAAAGCCAAAGGAAACTCAACTCGTTTCAGGGTAGGTAATGGTGCAGGAACAACCGACACCGCATTTGCTAACATTACAGTCTCCGCAGCAGAGGATTTTGTGTTTTATAGTGCTTTACTGCCTGCGAACACACCCAAGATTAACATTACCTTTATGATGCAGGATGCAGGATCAGCAGCGACTGACGAGTTCACCGTTGATGGCGTTTCTGTTATTGATATCAACTCGTCAGAAGTGTCTGAAATTCCGCTGCTTAGTAAGAACGAGTTGGAAATGAGGTACGGAAACTATATCGACGGCATGCAATCCATCCAGGGCGCTTTGATCGAGCATCCGGGGCGTAACCTTATTGATGTTATGGCGAATATGTCCCCGCCTACTACTGGTGATATTTTAACCTATACAGATCGCCATAGTTTTGACTTTACTCCATCTGTGAACAACCGCACCTTGTATATTACAGTCTCGGTTGCACCAAACGAAGTATACGCACTTTCTTGTGATATGAGCGCTAACGGAGAGTTTGCGCTTTATTCAGACGACCCATCGCCAATCGCATTACTCAATTACAGACGCACTCCAGGCGCAGCAACAGTGGGCAACCGTTCCCGTATTAGGGTTTACTTCAGAGGCAACATTGCGGGTACAAAGGTGTCATTTGCTAATCCGATGCTTGTCATGGGCGGAATGGATAAGCTGCCGCCATCATTTGTGCCGCGCGAGGATCAGCGGATTGTGATCGACGAGGTTCTGCGGAGCTTGCCGAACGGTATACGGGATCAAGCTGATATTCTACGCCGATTGGTCACGCGGTTTGTCGGGGAATTTCTACTGGACGGATCGTTCGCATGGCAGCACAACTCCAGCAAAACGACATACAACGAAGTCTATTTTGCCGCTCCGGCAGCAGTAAAAGAGCAGATTTGCGCCCGGCATGACGGACTGGTGATTCCTAATGTCTACCCAACAACCGGACCTGATCAATGCTTCATTGGGGCTTCTAATCTTGTCACCTTGACTATATCTAAGACAGATGCCGGTTGGACAGGGCCGAATCCTAACCCTAACGCAATTAAGGCATGCATGAACGGCTGGAAAGCGACAGGAAACAACGGATCGGTTTATAACGGGTGGGTATCGAGGGTAGACGGCACAACCCTCCCGGGTACCAATACGGAAGCCTTCGTTTCAGCAAATAAGGCTCCGGGCTGGACGTCATATGCAACGATGCAATACCAGCTCGCCAAACCTATTACGGAGTCAGCCCGGATCGAAGGAGCGATCAGCCTGTTCCCCGGCGTAAATGCCTTGGAAATGTCGGAGGGGGCAATTGTCCGCGAGGAGGTAACGCCGCTCCCTGCGACCTTGACAGGTGCAAATTATTACGTCATCAACTATACCGGCGGGGTCGTTAATGCTCGTAATCCGTTGTCTCAACGGCTGGATCGGTTTTTAGCTATCTACAAAGGTGCCGAACTGATTGGGGGATGGGAGTACCCAACTGATGTTGGATGGGGCAAGGCGTATGCCCGTATCCCTGCTGCTGGCTTTGACCCTAACGCCAAATACTTCGTCACCTATATAGCCCTTGACCGCTATGCCTATTCCGCGGCGGTGCAGGCTGCTACGGCTTTTTACGCCGGGAATCTAGGGTCGGCTGTCTCGGCTAATACGCAGCAGATAGCGCGGGCAACAACCCGTATTGACGTACAGGATTCCCGGCAGACCGAGGATGGCGCCCATATCGATAACCTGCGCAAAGACTTGGGCCAGCCTCAAGCGTTGCAGACAAACGATAAGACTTCTGTTGTTGCCGCCATCAATGAGGTGCGCAGCAGCGGCGTCACCACGGCGCAGGGGCTGGCTACAGTTGCCGCGCTCAGTGATGTTCGCAATGGATACGGCACGACAGCCGGGACCGGCACGGCTTACACCGTCACGTTGAGTCCGGCGCCTGCGCTGGTCGAGGGACTGCGGGTTACCATAAAGCTGCATGCTGCCAATACCGGAGCTGCCACGCTCAACGTCAATGGTACCGGCGCAAAATCAATTCTGAAAAGTAACGGAAGCACTCTATCTGCTGGTAACCTCAAGCTTAATTCGGTGTACACGCTCGTTTATTCCGGAACGGCTTTTACGTTACAGGGTGAAGGGGGTGAGTATGGAGACGCGGTTGCAGCGGATGTGCTTGCAGGTAAGACCATTGGCACGGAGGCGGGACTTGTAACCGGATCAATGCCAAATCGCGGCGCAGGCGGGACGGTAACGCCCGGGACAACAGCGCAGACCAAAGCAGCGGGTTATTACAGCAGCACGATAACGATAGCAGGTGACGCGAATTTGATTCCCGGTAACATCCTGACCGGCAAGTCCATTTTCGGCGTGTCTGGATCGGTCAAACGTGCTGCTGAGGGGACCACTACATTAAGCGGTACATTTGACACCCGAAACATTACGGTAACCGGCTTGGACTTTACGCCGCGAGTGATAAATATAGTCTGGCAAGATATTTTCGGGACGTACTACACATCCCGCAATGTGAGCCGATCGTCGCTTAGCTATCTAATTAGGGTGCGTAGTGATGCTGGTCCATCTGTTTACGAGTCGCGAATAACGTGGACAATTGCTGAAGGATCATTTACTTTTGCGATATCGACAAATGTATCAGAAATAGGTTTATCAGTGTATTGGTACGCATCCGAATAGGAGGTATGTATGGAGATTGGACGCAAGATTTATTATGACAAGGCATCCGGTGAGGTCATTGTAGACACAGGCCAGCGGGCTGGCAGCGTTGTGCCTACGACGGTTGAGCAGGACTATGCTGCATACAGGTCATTGGTGGTCCGCTTGCCGGATACGGTGGGCCTGCTGCAGCTGCAATATGGAGATTTCGAACAGGACTTTGCTAATTGTGTTGGGTACCGAGTGGACCCGGATACAGAGCAGGTCCTGTTTTTGATGAGAGATAAATAAAAGAGTTAACGATATCTTTGCAAATGATGGGCAGCAACGAAGTGTTGAGGTATTAAGAGATTTCGTTTGGGGAGAGGTGAGGATCATGCAAGACACACAGACAGAGGTGCTACAGCGAATTACCCGGGTTGAGACACTTGTAGCAAGTATGGATACGAAGATAGACCGGGCTATCAATGCCAATGAGACGGCTGTAGCTGCTCTGGAATCTTCCAAGTCGGCGCATAAGAGACTGGACAAGATCGAGGACAATCAGAAGTGGTTATGGCGAACAATCGGCGGGGCTGTATTACTGGCTATTGTCGGGTTTATTCTTTCTGGTGGATTAAAACCATAGGGGGAGATAGAAATGAAATTTGTAATTGATGCCGGTCACGGACCGGACACTCCAGGTAAGCGCACGCCGGACGGCAGCATGCGGGAATATCAATTCAATAGCGCCGTTGCGAGGTATGCTGCGGAGCTGCTGACAGCCTACGAGGGAGTCCAGACACTGTTCACGCATGCGGCGGACGGCAGCCGGGACGTACCGTTAAAGGAGCGGACGGACCGGGCCAACGTCTGGGGAGCCACCGCTCTGGTTTCCATTCATGCTAACGCCAGCGGGGACGGGTGGAGCGCCGCAGAGGGACTTGAGACGTTTGTATACACTAATCCTTCCGCTGCATCCCCCCGGCTTGCCGAGGCCGTACAAAAGGCGCTGGTCGCCGCTACTGGCCTGCGGGACCGCGGGGTGAAGAGGGCTAACTTCCATATGGTCCGGGAATGCAAAATGCCTTCCGTGCTGGTTGAATGCGGCTTTATGTCAAATCGCAGGGAAGCTGAGTTGTTGAAGACGGAAGGGTATCGGCGCCGCTGCGCTGAAGCAATCGTTTCCGGGCTGGTCGCGGTGTATGGATTGAAGAAAAAACAAACACAAGGGGAGAAACCAACAGTGGAAAAGAAAACAGATTTTAAAGATGTGCCAGCAGGTCATTGGGGAGAGAATTCGATTGCTGCCGCGGTCAAAGCGGGAGTAATTACCGGGATATCCCCGGATACGTTTGGACTGGGCGAGCCGGTTACACGGGAGCAGTTGTGTGTGATCCTGGATCGTGCAGGCTTGCTGCTGAAGGAGGGCAAATAATCATGAACGAACTTATACAGCCATACGTGCAGAGCGTCCTTCTTGGCGTTCTATCGCTGTTGACCGCTATTGTTACCGGGGCGCTGTTCGAAGCCCGGAAAAGGGTGCTGCTGTGGCTTGACACACGTACCAGCAACGAACAAAGGGAGCTTCTCCACAAACTTGCGGGAGAAGCTTTTTCTTTTGCCGAGACCGTCTACAAGGAAGCGGGCGGACCGGCGAAGCTGGAACAAGCCTACCAATACCTCAGCAAACGTCTGCAGGAGCGTGGGATCGAGCTGGAGCATGAAGACATCCGGTCGGCGATTGAAAAGGCAGTGCTTGAGTATAAAACACTCAAAGCCCCTATTATGTGATAGAAAAGAATGTCCCTTTTGTGTCCCATGAATGTCCCATTGATGTCCCTATTTACCGAAAAATATGTGCTAAGATTGATATCGAGGAGAAAAAAAGGTCTACCCTAATAGGGTAGACCTTTTTTTGTTTATCAATTTTATTTGTAATTCGTGGTTAGTCGAAAAAAAGATTTTATGGTTTTTTTTTCGGTTAAAAAATACATATCAGTTAACAATAAATTTCAAGGAGTGAGAAAAATGAAAAAAGTATTTTATGCGAATTGGAGCATGTACTCGAATAATACAAACGTTAACTTTCCTCAGTGGATGTATGATCCAGCAAGTCTGCGTCTGTATCAAATGGTAAAACTGAACCCTCCATGGGGATCTGACTTGGGACAGGGACTTGATTTAAAAATTGAATGTGAGCAACGCCGTTCTGATTCTCGATAAGTTTTGTTGATGTTGTTACTGTTAATGTGAGAATACAAGCGTGGTGAACAGACAGTACTGCCTCCTGGAGTTCTTGATCACCCTCAAGAAATTCAATTTTCAATCCTAAACCTGCAGCTCTGTCTCCAGATATGTGTCTTGCATGTGCCTTATTAAGAGCATGGTCTCCTAACTCAGAAACGATGTAATCAGCTTTGTTATGGGCATTTTCGTCGCCATCAAACATCCCGCTAACAAGCCATTGATGCACAATCTCAGTAGACCATGCAATTGCTTTTTCACACTCCCCTATTAACGTAGGGTGATACTTAGCAATAATAGGTTGCCACAGCGGAATCGTTGCAGGATTTAAAGTTATTTCCCGTGTTGCTCTTTGAAACTCTTCTATGATTCCGTGAGTGGGCAAACCATTGTACTGAGGGTCTATTGGTCCTAGATTGGAGTGCTTCCCCATGACAATTGATTTGCAAGAGCAAGCAATCATCGTTCCGGCAGACATCGCTATTTGTGGAACGATTGCTCGTATATCAGTTCCGAAAATGGATCGTAGATATTCCACTAACGATTCTGTAGCTGCTATATCGCCACCTGGAGTATGAATGAGTAAATCAAGACCTTTGCTTCTATCCAGTCCATGAATCGTCGTCATAAACCCGTTTTTATCACTATCATTGAGAGAAAACCCTTGATACCCATTCAGTTCACTCTTTTGAAGCCATCCCGAGTAGTAGGCTATCGTGTTTCTACCAGTCAATTTACTGAGATTAGCTAGATACTTTCTTCGAACAACATCATACATACTTCCAGCTTGATGAACCTCGTTTAATAATGTGTTCCAACTAGGCATTTTTATCCTCTGCATTCAAATTTTTTAGTAGTGTATTAGAGCCAATTTTCATTTTTAATTCCCAAGACTTATTGTTAATGTTGTAATTAGAGTCAAACCGATACTTTTCCCTTTCCTTCTCACTACCCAAACCTAACAGTGTAAAAATCTCTTCAATTCTTTGAGATTTGTCCATTAGAATTCCTCCTCCAGTTTTACCAGTACAACTACATTTTACTAATTAATTTTAATTTTACAATATTTTCTGGAGATTGTTCATAAGTTGTTCTCATGATGTTCGTGAGAAACCGAATGAAAAATGATCCAAATTTACTATAGCAATTTGGATGAAGAAAAAATCTCTTGAATTCCAAACTTCCAAAACAAATAGAAGCACAGCAACACGACTCCGCTCATAATTACTTTGAATAGTCCACCGCGCACCCTGAATACTCCCCTAATAACAATCGCTGCCCCTAATAAAGGCAGGAGCAAATAATACAGCAGAGAATCAAATAACAACCATCCTGCGGCTTGCAGTGAATCCGTAACCCCCGATAAATCTAAATCCAATGAACATCCCTCCCAAGTAACATATTTCGGCAAATAAGAAGGACTATCCTCCTATAATGTAGAATAATGTCATAAAAGGGAGGGGCTTTGATGTTAGAGAAAATCGGAAATTTGCTTGGGGGACTAGGCATATTTTTGTTCTTAATGGCTGGGTTGATTGCTGTCACCCTATTAGGGATTTATTATGTACCACAAATCCTTGAGTGGATGAATGAGCAGTCGTGGGGATATCCGATAAACTATAGGATTGTGCAGTAATGTTCAAAACCGGATTTATTCTTTCCACGGATGAACACATAGCCGCCGCCATACACAACCAAACTCCAGTGACGGTCTGGATGGAAGGAAAGATCGTAGACTATGGGGGAGTGATAGAGCGGCAGACTGAGCGCTCTGTCCGGATTAATGGGGAGTGGCATCCTAAACCTTTTGTTGATGGTGACCAGGTTATGCCTGGTTGTGAATTCAGAGTGAAATGACAATGTCTTTGTAAAATCTGAACGCTGAATATTTTCAAACCGAATGGGGACATTACATTAGGTGAAAAAATATAACGCAGGAGGGTTACTGATGGAAAATTATCAATTAGCAAAAGATGTTGCGATGCTCCTTCAACGTGTGGATACTTTGGAGAAGAGGTTACAGGATGTCGAAGACTTTGGATTACAAAAGTTTTTCATACATGATGAATCACTTTCCTTTGTTAACCTTGGAACTGAGGTAGGGAATGGAATTACTGTAGAAAAATTAGAGTATTATAAAGGCAACAATTGGTGGATTGATGGTATGGAGCACGTCTCTAGTAATATAAAACTTTATTCAAATGGTTCATATGATACTGTAACTGTACTTAAGGATCATTCGGAACATCGAAAGTACGGTAATGCTATAACATTTGCTTTAAAATTCAAAGACACTGGAAATATATTAGGTAATATTTCCAATTTTCAAGGTAATTTTAGCCCTGGTGAGCAAAAACCTTATAGTACATCTGGTCACAGCGACCTGATAAAGAATAATTTTGATTTATTGAAACGCGGGGATTTACTTTTAAATATTCACTGGGAATGTTGGAAGAGAAACTAATAAACTAAATTTTATCAACAAAATCAAAAAAGCATCCAGTACTGGATGCTTTTTTGATACCCTGCTTAATCCCCCCATGAAATAAGCCTCCAGCCCTTCCATTGAATCGCATTCCTTTTGCGTTTACCCTGCATGGAATATTTGATCTTGCTCAATCCATCCCAGGCTTGATTAACTGTACCGTCCAGCAGATCCGAATGTTCCCGCAGCCAGTTTTTCAAGTTGCGGCATTTGTATATCTTGCCATCAGGGGCTTGTATAACCCATTCCTTCGCGTTTACGTGGGTTTCGAATCTGCCGGTAAGCGGGTTATCAGGTAGCGCCTTGTGCGCCTTTTCTAAGCCTTTATCGGATTTCCCTTCGGCAGCAAGACGTCTACGGTTTTCGGTTGAACATGACCGGCTACAGGTGATTCTATCGCTGCTTGGCGGGGAAGGGAAGGGACTGTCGCAAATCACACATTCTTTTGTGTTGCTCTTAAGCTTGCTGTAGCACTCCATTGAGCAGGCGTATTTGTTGCGGCCTAATGGATTATCGCATATAGGACACTGTTTCATACAATTGCTTCTACCCAGGCGCCGCGAATGCGAATCTCGCCGTCATCCATTTGGTAATCCGTATTAATGCTTCGCCCAGCAACGATTACTATTGCGCAGCCGCTATCCCCGTAAGCACTTGCCTGTTTAACAGCGGCCTCGATATTCGAAGCCAATTCTTCTGGTGTGTCAGCATCCATATTTACACTGATGCAGCATACCCCGCCCGCTGTCTCTCCTGTAGTGTGAAAGGTAGAGCAGTCTTCTTCCAGATCCCACTCGTAGGATTCGCGGAGAGAATCACCAATTTCATAAGATTCGTCGCTTCTTAGCCCGCGCACTCCGAGAACATAACGCTCAGTCAGTGCTTCCTTTGCAATCTCCAGATACTTCATCTCATCCGCTCCTTTATGCGTTGTCTACTAAACTAATATAAAAATACTAAATATGAACAATTTTGTATACTTAGCGCTTCCGTTTCTTGGAGACAATGGTACACTTGCCAGCATCGCTGTCATCGTATAATTGAAACATCGTCTCCGTGTCAAACATGATCATAGGGACGATTACTTTGCCGTATACAGCGTAATCGAGGTTGCGCAAACCCTTCATGGCTTTCACCTCAATCATATGTTATTATGAAGGAGGGAGCGGCTAACTCCCTCCAGAATTACTATTTGTGTTTACGTTGCTGTTGAATTGCTGTGTAGCGATCGTAAGCGCGCTGTTCGTCGTCTGAGAGCTGGTATCTCTCGATGACCTTTAAGCTTTCTTCCCGGAACACTTCTCGCGATATGCGGCCCAGTCCCCACTGTTCCCGCAGCACTCGCAAGAGGTGTTCTCTTTTTTGCATTTTCTCAAATGCTTTCAATGCTTGCTTTTCCATTTTGTGTTTCACCTCCTTTCTATACTTTAATTATACAACGAATATCGTTGAATGTCAACGAATTTAGTTGATAAATTAATTGAATTAATGTATAGTTTTATTAGGAGGTTGATCGGATGTTCAGACTTAAACTTGATACGATTATGGAGGAGCGAGGATTAAACGCAAAGCAACTTAGCGACTTGACAGGGATACGCTGGAATACAGTAAAGGACATGGAGAAAAATGAATCCCGACATTGGTCGCCTGATAATCTGAATAAAATTATGATTGCTCTGGAATTGAAGAACGTTGAAGATTTAATTGAATATGTAGATGAAGGGTGACTGACTTCTAAAAGAACCAATAAATATAAAAACCGCTGTCCAGCAAAATAGGGACGGCGGTTTTTTGGGCTATTCCAGTTTTTTAAATACCTTACTAATATACTGGCCCAACTGGACGCTAATTTGCGTCTTGGCTACTTCATGCAGCAAGTGAAAATGTTCATGGTACCCCCGGCACTTATATTCATGCCGCAGAGACGTAGGGCTGCTTTGTTCGGACTCCCAGACTTTTATTTCGCGTTCCTTCAATTTCTTTTTAAGCGCCACATGATCCTTCTGTATCATGTCCATGAGCCTGTCCGCGGCGGCAACATAAAGAGCTTTTAGTGAATTGGTAGAAAACTGTATCTGCCGCTTGTTGCGCTCCACAACGTCCATCATGAGCGGTAATACTATGTAGTCGCGTATCATTTCTAATTCTTGCCGGGTCACTCTCTTATCGGCCGACATGCGATCACCTCAAAACAATTATATGCGAATACTCGTTCGTATATCAATGGGTATTTTTTCAAAGCTAAGCTAAACACAAAAAAATAAGAAACAAGGTGTAATAGATGTAATTTACAGTGTAATTATGTAATTTACACTTTAGTACTGTAAATTACACTTTACAGGATGTAATTTACAGTTTATGATTGAATCAAATGGAACAATGTGGGAGGTAATGGAATGATTCCTGTAACGAAAGAAGAGATCTTCGAAGCTGCTGATGCTATGGCTGCCGAAGGAAAGACGCCGAGAATAGAAGGGATTAGAGAGGCATTAGGGACACGGGGGAGCTTCTCCACAATAAAAAAGTACCTAAACGAATGGAAGGAGCAGGTTGGGCAACTTGAAGAGTCGAGAGCCATCATTGTTCCACAGGCGATCACAGATCGATTGCAACAGTTCGGTACGGTCTTGTGGTCTGCGGCTGTCGAGCTTGCAGCGGAAGGCGTGCGAGTGGAGCGGGAGGAGCTTGCTAAGGCAAAGAATGATATGGAGGAAGAGCAGCGGGAGACAGTAGCGTTCGCAGATACCTTAAGCAAAGAGGCTGATCTGCTTCGTCAAAAAATATTGGAACTCGAAGGCGCTCTGGTTGCTGAAAAATCCGCCCATGACTCCACCCGCAGTATGTTGGCCATTGAAAAGGATGAAAGAGCACGTCTTTCGGTGGCATATGATTCTGCGCTTGAGCGCCTGGAGGACTTCAAGTCATCCTCTAGCCGATACGAAAATATGTACTATAAATCAGAAGAAGCGAACAAGAAGCTGCTGAAAGCGGAAGCAGAGCGTGAAGGCCGCATAGCCCGTTTAGAAGGCGAAGTAGAGAACGTTCAGGCAGAAATGAAGAACCAGGTTGCTATGCTGGTGCATGAGTTAGACAACGAGCGGGATAAGCTACATAAGGCAGAACAATCAAGTGTTGCTGATCGAGCGGCAGCTCAGGAAGCGAAAATTGAATCTGCTAAGCTGCAAGGGAAATTGGAAGCATTGCAAAAGGGAAAAGAAAAATAGTTTCCGTAAAAACGCCCCTGGCGACTCAGGGGCGTTTTTGTTGCGACAAAACCTCCTATCCCTCACCAAAGGAATCGACAAGCACCCGCGGCGAAGTAGTTGCTGAGGTGATTCAAATGATAATAAATAATTTAAAGGACATCCGGCATGAGCATAAGATGAATCAAACTGAATTTGCGGAGCATCTTGGGTTGCCACAACAACAATACAACCGATATGAAAAACAGAGGAGTCAGCCGGATCTGGAACGGGCCATATTGATTAGCGAAAAGCTTCAGCGCACAGTGAATGATATTTTTTTTGTGGAGAATACAACGGGGTAGTTAATTTTTATTAAGGGACAGGCAAGTTTCTAAACTCTGGGCATATACATAAACCATCACCAACAAAAGGAGATGGTACAGCATGGAGAAAGAAACGGTCTATTACATCCGGTATACCGCCGACAACCGTATCAAGTCCATACACGCTTCACAGGAGCCGCCTAAAAGCGAGATGGTTAACAAGTATGGGGGATGGCTAATCATGGCAGTAGGGGCCGTCCTGTGCGTCTGGTGGTGGTTTGCATGGGTGTAATGCCGTATCATGCGAGGATGGCGGAGTTGTGGACGTTGAGCAAAGCGCGGCGCTTAAGTGACCAAGAGGCCATTGAGTTGAACCATTGCATGGCTGCCAATGCTAAACTGTGTTGGGAGTATGCGCAGCTTCAGAACCTTTCCTACGCAGCCTATGCGGTCGGGGATATGGATTGGCTCCATAACATCTGTGCGCAGATCGAAGCCCTGGATGCCGGGGAAACAAAGAAAAAGCCGGGGCCAAAGGCCACCGACTAAAAGGGATTGCTTCAGTATATGCCGGTCTTCTCATTTTGATGAGGATCGGCATATATGAATTATATAAAGACGGTATGCGAATTGGTGCCTTTAATGATTTTTTTGAACATATCTATGTTTTTGTTAGCTATAAGAGCTCGCTTTGATTTTAGCCCATCCCCGAAGTAAGCGGCTCTATCACCTACATCAAGATATGTAACTTTAGGCACATTCACACCTATGTGCCTATCTACAAGATGAAATTCAAATCCACTTGCATTTAATCCATCCATTAGAAATTTTAAAGTTCCCATAGTATAAAATTTATCATCAAGTGTATGAACGATAATTCTGTTATCGATTCTATCGAACTCAACAAAAATAATATCCTGAATTTTCAAGGAGGTGAACCCCGTCTGAGCGTCGATGTCATTTGCCACGGAAAGAAACAAATTAATCACCTCGTTTTTTCAGGAGTTCTTCCGGTGTTTCTGGCTGATGAACAAACACCCAACTAGCAGTGCTCACAACCACAGTTGCCATAGATCCTAAGACAGTAGCAATAAAATAGAAGATTCTTTTCTTTAAACTTTTTTTCAAGAGCGCGTCCCCCAATATTATGAGATTTTTTCTTTGCGCATTGAATAGTACAGTAGAACTGCTAGAAAAATAATAAAAGAGATGAGTATAAATATTATCTGTTTAGTGTACATCAAATAAATTAATCCTAACAGCAAGGTGATAATAAAACAAAGGACGGCGATTTTTTCCCACTTAAATCTTAATTTATCAAATTCAAAAGTGAAACCGTACCCTTTTCTGTAAAATTTCCAAGAGACGTATAAGGCAATAGCACTAGTCAGCGTTTGAAGCAGATACCCTCGAACGGGCATTGTTTGAACGTTATCAATAGACAAGAAACCAAAGGATGTTGCAACGATTACGGATTGTAATAAGGCATACGCTAGATACCCTGTTATCCCTAAAATCATGGACCAAATGACGGGAATTCTAACAATGAAAAAAAGAAAGAAGAAGGTAAAAAACAATGCAGTGATTGGCGCCAAGAAAGATAGTTCATCCCCGCGCAGGAAATAACTTTGAACATTGACCAGAATGATTACGGGTAAAGCTCTCGTTATGTATCTACTAAAATCCATCCTGAACAAGTAGAGTATCATAGCATAAATAGCTAACCCTTCGATGGTAGAAAAAATCATAAAAAATGTAGTCTCCATTAATAACCCTCCTACTATGAAGAAAGACCTATTAATGAATATACGATTTAAATTCTATGTTGTCGATAACCAATTCCTAAATATTAACAAATTATTTATTTTAATAGTCAATTATAACAGAAAGATTTTGAAAATAATGTCGCTTAATGTCGAAGTATTGTTGAAATTCGTAACTCTGTATTTTTGTTTACAAAAATCTATCTTTATTAAATAATTAGATATGTCAAGTAAAAATCAATTGTTTGAAATAATTGTCGTTCACTATTGACAACAAAAAATTGTGGAGGGTAACACAAATAAAGGTGCGACCACCATAGGAGGAATTAACAGATGAGACAAAAACTATTGGGCATAAAAAATTTATGTGATCAGTTAAAAGGGTGTGATCTTGAAATGAGTGGAAAAAATTACTGCGGGGTGAATAAAACACATAAATGGTTTAAGAACCTATAGGTTCTTAAATTTCCCGGGGAGATGCGAGATTGAACTCGCTCGCCTCACTTCCAGTTCCAGGTGTAGAGTACGCTACTACTAGGTAATTCTAGGATGACTTCGGCAGTGTACATGGCTTCTGGGCTCATTTTCTTCTGACCCACTGACCAATGTGATACCATTCGTGGGGAGTAACCAGAGCGCCGAGCAAACTCGGCTTGCGACATACCTCTTAAATCTAGCCAATACTGGAGGTGGCAGCTCCCGCGGGAGTATGCCAATTTAAAAAATCCTTTCTATATCATTTTAGGAACGCGTGTTCCTATTTTGTGCTATAATCAATTAAACAAGTTGTCCCAAAATATACATCCAGAGGTGAGGGTCATAGACAAGCCAACACTAGATCTAGAAAAATACATTGATATGTTAAAAGCCCGCGGAATAGATACCGAGGACGTAGAACGAAAACTTCAAGTTATCTTTTCCAACGCTTTAAAGCAGCTTCCAAAAGTTCAATGACATCATTAGCTTCATCTTCACTCAGGGTATGGCCTTTGTAGCTTAACTTGAATTGATTCAATCTTTCGATAGGGATCTCCGCCAACTCCGACTCTTCATGAGAATCGGGGTTGTTTTTGTTTTCTGGAGATAAATCAAAGTTGTTAACATCTGAAACGCCAATTAAATAGTCAACAGTAGTTTGCAGAATGACAGCCAGTTTACCCGCTATTTCCGTTGTAAGTCGCCGCTCTCCTTTCTCGATATCATAATAATATTGAGGTGTGATTCCAAGTTTCTTCGCTAATGCAATCCCGCTTAATTTATGCTCTTTCCTTAAATCCTTCAATCTATAGTTAATCATTGTTTTAGCTCCTTTTTATTCAGCATTATGCTGTATAAATATTATCATTGAATGAAAAAATGTTCAACAAGCAAAATGCTGATAATTTGAGCAAATTTAAGCATAATGTTGTATTTTTGAGCATATACCTCTTTATATAAGCAAAATGCTTAAATTTGCTCGTTTACACATGTAAGCATAATGCTTATTATTGGGTCATGGAGGTGAACAACACATGAATTTCTCGGAAGCAGTCTTGATCGCAATGGAAGCAAGCAAATTGAAAAGGGCTGATTTGGCAAGGGCTACGGGCTATAGCTACCAGTACATTAGCGATTTATTGGCTGGGAAGCGAAGATGGCACGAAGTAGTAATTAACAAGGTCTGTGCTGCGCTAGGAATTGAAATTACGTTTTCTTGTCAGTCAGAAACAGAACAAGAACCAATGTCCCAATCCTAACGGTTCGAGCACTTATAAGTATTAAGGGCCATTGGTCCAAATGAGAAGGAGGTAATCCTATGAAGCTAATGACATTCGAAAATGTCCGTGGATACATCGACGATAACGGCATGGCTCAATTAAATCTTGAAGATGTATCAAGAGGGCTTGGGTTCACACAAAGAGCTGCAAGCGGGAATGAAGTTATTAGGTGGGAACGAGTTAACAAATATTTATCTGAGTTTGGAAGCATCCCCACAAGTGGGGACGGCTTTATCCCAGAAAACATTTTTTACCGCTTAGCTATGAAAGCGAAAAACGCTGTTGCTGAAGCTTTTCAGGCAAAAGTAGCTGATGAAATTCTTCCTTCCATTCGCAAGCACGGCGGCTACCTTACACCTCAAAAGGTCGAGGAAGTCCTTACTGACCCGGATACAATAATCCGGTTGGCGACTCAATTAAAGAATGAGAGGGAGACAAAGCAGCGGCTGCAGCAGCAGATTGCACTTGAACGACCGAAGGTAGTTTTCGCGGAAGCATTGGAAACATCACCTGATTCCATATTGATTGCGGATCTGGCTAAACTGCTCAAGCAAAACGGATTTAGCATCGGTGAGGTTCGGTTGTTCAAATGGATGCGGGAGCAAGGGTATCTCATCAAGAGCGGCAGCGAATACAATATGCCAACCCAACGCAGCATGGAACTTGGGATTATGGAGATTAAGGTAGGGCAGCGGGCGAGCGCTTCAGATGGTATTAAACAAACCAGGACCCCTAAAATCACCGGGAAAGGTTTAAGTTACTTTATCAATAAATTTAAAGAAGCCGCCGAGAAACTGGCGACTCCAGAGGGTCAAGCATATTTGCAAGAGCGAAAGCGTGCTGCTGAGGGGTTCGTCGGCATCTTGCGGGAAAAGTCAAAACCATTTAACCCTTCGGTTCAGCGCTAATCAAAAACCCTTGTTCTAATAGCCTTTTGATTAAGGCGACAGTAAATCGCTCGCTGTGATTTTTTAGCTCGGAACTTACAGCATGTAGTTTGTCTTCTATTGTCGGATCGGGTTTGTTAACTCCTTCTTCTCCTATGCCAGTCATTATTTCGAAGTCGTTGTATTGATAAAGTGCTTTGGTTAATTCAGCGAAATAAACATCTTCCAGTTCATTGGATAAATCAAGTGCAATTTCTTCAATCGTTTTGCTGCTCAAATAACTCCCTCCTCTATAAATTAAATGGATAGTCTAGGCAACTACCATTTTAACAGAAGAACAGGAGTTTCAAATAGTAATGAGAGGTGATTACAAATGAACATCAAACGCGGCGACATTTACTTTACAAACCTCGGCCCATATGACGGAAGCGAACAAGGCGGAGAGCGCCCAGTTCTGATCCTTCAAAACGATGTCGGGAATGAGCACTCGCCCACAGTCATCATTGCCGCTATAACAGATATTTCTAAACGTTACATGCCTACGCATGTTGGATTCACAGCAGCGGAATCGGGATTAGAAAAGGATTCGTGGGTGCTGTTGGAGCAAATCAGAACGCTGGATAAACGGAAGCTTGAGGGCAAGGTTGGGAGACTTACTCCTAAACGAATGGAACTGGTTGATAAAGCGATGATGATCAGCCTCGGACTTGTTCCGGCGCCAGCACCTAAAAGGAAGGGTGAATGTAAATGAACTTATCCAAACTCTTAAACGCAAACGGCCTTACATCCGGTCCGGTATACGCAACAGGGATTATGAAAGGCTGGGAAGTAGCTCGGATGGTCGCCGATTTTAAGGCGCAGGAAACCATCCATTCCATGACGGATCGAATCTTAAAGGAGGGTTCAGATGGGGCTGATACAGCGTCTCAAGCGAGCTTGTAAGGCTTTATTCGGACGGCAGGATACTTTATCAATGAAACCTATCGAAATCGACCTGGACCTTCTCAGGACGTTCAAAAGGCCTGCCGAAGACAATCGCTCTCTATCATACCGTAAGTCCATATCGCAGCGCCGCAGGTGGAGTTATTGGCGCGAAAATCGCTAGTCCTATTATTTTTTTGCCAAAATCACGAAAAGGAGGGGTTTCACATGGGTTTGCCGCTCGAATTCAAAGAGGAAAACATCGAAGAACACTTCAAATTAGTCCACTTCACAATTAGGAAGTACTACAAAAACACGAAGCCCGGATCGGCTAAATACGACGACATGTTCCAGCAAGGGTGTATCGGACTTTTGAAAGCCATACGGAATTATGATTCCGGTATAGCGAAGTTTTCAACCTATGCAAGTCGCCTTATCCGTTGCGAGATTTCTGATTACTTACGCAGAGATAACTTAGTCAAGTTTCCCAGGGACACAATTTTTCTTATCCGGAGAATCAAGAAGCAACAGTTGTCCGGCAGCGTCCAAGAAATCGCCGAAAAGACTCAAACCTCTCCGAATGCAGTAAGTGCTGCCCTGACCTATCTGGACACAAGTTATGTATCTATGGAAACTCCTCTATCCGTTGATGACTCACTGTCTTTTAAAGACATGGTGGGTCAGGAGGATGATTATTCATCCCTTGCAACAAAGGAATTCATCTCGACATTGTCTGACCGTGATCGGCTGGTACTTGAGTGGCGAATGCAAGGGTTGAAGCAACGCCAAATCGCAAACGAAATAGGGGTCACACAGACTCAAATGCACCGGGTGCTTCACCGGATTGGGAATCTTTATTTAAAACATTACGCTTGAAGATTGACATAAAGGAGGGTCGAAAGTGACTGGAATTACCAAAGAGTTGGTCGATGAGTGCGAGAATGACAACTGCCAATCTGAAATTGTGGAAGGTCAGGAAGTTTGGCGTAAAGGATTTGGTCTGTACTGTTCCGGGCGGTGTCTTGCTGAGAGTATGGGCGCTGTAACCATCACAATAAATTAATCGATGAGGTGAATCGAATGGATAGAAAAACTCTGGAGTACATGGAGATGCGATCACAAAGAGCAAGGGAAATCGTTGGTCAAATTGACTCTCTTCTGAAATCAATTGATGCGGCTAAGAAAACTGTTTCCGTCGCTCTTTATAACAAATTGCCTACCGGCATTTTCGTTACTGACCCGGACCATAAAGGCGAGTTGCCTAATGACTTCTATACAGAGCTTACCGCAATCATTATTAATGTCTACATTGACATGGTACTTAAGGAAATTCACCGGTTAGAGAAGGAATTCGCTGAACTTTAAGGGGTGAGGGTTTTGGAACAAGCTTACCTATACAAATGCACGGATTGCGATAGTCAGGTGTTCTCAGTTTTCACAACATGGTTTGAGCCCCTTACAGTGGTTGGCCCGGCGTTCTGCCCTTGCTGCGGCTCAGATAAGCATGTGGAGTTTGTCGGCCCGCTGGTCGGGACAATAGAAAATTTGGAGGTGTAACGATGGCAGACGCTAACAAACTGCTTGTCATCAATGAAAAACTGATCAAATTGATTGAATCTAAACAAGACGCAATGCCCAAAAGTTTCAATAAAACACGATTCATTCAGAACTGCATGGCAGTACTCCAAGACACGGATGAAATCGACAAATGTGATGCAACTAGCGTTGCAAGGACGCTGTTGAAAGGTGCGTTCCTCGGGCTGGACTTCATGAACAAAGAGTGCTACCCAATCATATACGGAGGTAAATGCACGTTCCAAACGGACTATAAAGGCGAGATTAAACTTGCTCAAAAGTATAGTGTTCGGCCAGTTTTGAACATTTACGCCGAACTGGTTCGCGAAGGGGATTTCTTCCTAAAAGAAGTTAAAGACGGGCAACGTACCATTCAACATAAGCCCCCAGAAGGGTTCAATGACGGAAAGGTAATCGGAGCATTCGCAATTGTCCTGTATAAAGACGGCGGAATGGACTGTGAATCCATGAGTGTAGCGGAAATTGAAACCACTAGAAAGAACTACTCCAAACAAGCAAACGGCCCTTCATGGACAAAGAGTCCCGGCGAAATGCAAAAAAAGACAGTGCTTCGTAGACTTTGCAAAACCATTCAACTCGACTTCGACACAATTGAAGCGAAAGAAGCCTTTGAAGATGGTGGGGACTTTGATTTTAAACAGGATCCAAAGCCGCAGCAACAGAGTCCTTTCGACAAGAACGCAACGGTGGTAGACGCCGAATACGAGGAGGTCGAAGAGGAGGATCAAAGTGAGTCGGCAACCTGAGGTGTGTGAAATAATTCTTAATCGTGACAACTACTTCTCGTTGGAAGCAAACAGGCACTATATGTCAGTTTCTCAGTTCAAAAGCTTTGTACCAGCTTATGGCGGGTGCGAGGCCCGAAGTGTAGCGGAATTAGCCGGTGATTACACAAGACCCGACAAAGGGGCATTCAATGAGGGCCACTATATTCACGCGTGGAACTCAAATGAGTTGGCTGAATTCAAAGAGAACAACCCAGACATCTACAGCAGCAGGGGCGACACGAAAGGTCAACTCAAGTCTAACTATAAGCATTTGAATAAGATGATAGAGGTATTGGAGGATGACCCACTTGTCATGCAAGTGTTGGCTGGACATAAAGAAGTCATCTTGACAGCCGAACTTTTCGGTATCCCTTGGAAGGTAATGTTGGATAGCTACCAGCCTGAAATCGGCGACACAGGAGCTTTTGCTGATCTTAAAGCCTTGAAAGATATGAAAAAGTCATATAGCGAACATCACCAAAACTATGTTCCCTTTTATCAGAAATATGGGTACGACCTCCAAATGGCTATCTACGCTGAAGTGGAACGGATAGTAAAGAAGCGTGAACACTGGATCATTCCCCACTTGGTGGTGGTAACCAAGCAAGACCCGCCGGATCACGAAATTATTATGTTTGATTATGACATGATCATGAGCGAACTCCAATTTGTGAAAAATCACATTGAAAGAGTGGTTGCTGTTAAGACGGGGAGGGAAACTCCTCTAAGATGCGGTCACAACGATTGTGATTATTGCCGCTTAACTAAGAAGGCTGTCATCAAGCATTACAAAGAATTTGATGTCTATTAGGAGGTTTCTATGATTAATCGTGTGATACTAATTGGCCGCTTAACACGCAAGCCCGAGTTGCGCTATACCAGTTCCGGATTGGCAACTACGCAATTCACACTGGCTGTAGATCGGCCGACGAGCGGCGACAAAAAAGAAGCGGACTTCATTCCGGTTGTGACTTGGCGGAAGACAGCAGAAGCCTGCGCGAACTATCTGGATAAAGGGCTGCTGGCAGCGGTAGAAGGGCGCATACAGGTTCGGAGCTATGACAACAACGAAGGGAAACGGGTCTATGTGACTGAGGTTGTGGCGGACAACGTGCGCTTTCTGGAGAGGAAGGCAGGTGAAGGAAGGTCGTCCCAGGGTAATGACCCATTTCGTAATGAAGGCAAGCCGACGGACATCGGTGATGAAGACCTTCCGTTCTAATGCCGATCGGGGATTTTAACCCGGCACCGAAGCCGCAGCACAAACGCGGTGCGAAGCTAACGCAAAAGCAAAAGGGCGATATTAGCACCAGCGTAGACGCTGAACTGAAAGCCAGGTCAAATAATAAATGTGAGCTGAGGAAGCGTTGTAAGGGCGATAAGGCGGTACAGAGAGCACATATAACTGGACGCAAGCAATTGGACCACAAGACGACCATAGATGACCTTTTCCACGTCTGCCTTGCATGTCATAAATGGTTGGACGAAACGGCCGAAGGGATAAGGTACAAACGCAAATTACGGGGCTTGCCCCCGAAAATAGGAGGCGTCAAATGAAAATCAGAATTTTGCAAGCACATGGGGCAAAGAACTACCAAATGGTAGAACCGGGGATGGAGTTTGAGGCAAGAAGGCTTGCCGGAATCACTATGACGCCCGAGTACCAGATCACTGAACAAGGAAAATATGTAGGCTTGATTGTTCCTTACCCGAAGTGCGTGGAACTCCATGAAAAGCAAGGCTACACCGATGCCGAGTACAGAGCTGTTGTAGAGAATCGGAACACCATTGCTGCCCAGCTTGATAAGGCGCTTGAGGACTTAGGAGAGGCCGGGCGGGAAATCTTTGCTCTGAGGACGGAAAGAGAATCGTTGAAGGATCAACTGGAAGTTCTGGAAGTTGAGCTTAAGAAAGTTGAGCTTCCCGAAGCAATTGCCGAAGCAATCGATTCATTCAAAACTGATGGCAAGGATGTTGACGAAATAGTCTATTGGCTGACTCGTATATCAAAAGGTACTGCGTTGAGAGATACCACGCTCCTTCTAAGGCGGTATGCAGAAACTCACGGATTAAACTTAATAAAGGCTCTTATCAACGACTACACAGTCGCAGAAGAACCTACCACCGAAGATAAGATCCGGCAGCGCGTAGAGGAAATTATGAAGGATACGGGACCTTGGGATGACCCGGCAGAAGTAGCAGCTGAAGTAACTCAGGCTGTTCGGGAGATTCTGGCGGAAGATCGGCAGCAAGAACAAAATTGAACGTTGGTGAGGTGGAATGGCAGGACCTCAGTTGGGAGACGGATTCACACGGATAGCCAACGAACTCCTGGATGCAGTTTGCAGATACAAATTTAACGGTGCGCAATTCCGCCTCATTATGAAAGTATGGCGGCAAACATACGGCTACAGCAAAAAGGAAAATAAGCTCGCCATTACCTATCTGATTGAAGCGACAGGTTTATCAGAGAGCGCCGTAAAGAAGGAAATGAAAGCACTCATAGATGCTAATGTACTGATCGTAACAAAGCGCCAGACGAAAATTGATTCCAGGCACATCATGTTCAACAAAAATTATAACGAATGGAAAATCCCGAAAAGCGGTGATGAAATGGCAGATCAATTGAACCTGTTTTCAAGCGATCAGGTACACGATTGTACACCTAATGATTCAAATTTCAAGGTGGACGATTGTGACCCTCATCAGGTGGACGATTGTGTACCTAGAAACGATTTCAAGGTACACGATTGTGACCCCAATAAAGAAATAAAAGATTTAAAGAAATCTTTTAAAGAAAAAGAAGCGATGTTCGAAACCTTCTATGGAGTTTATCCAAGAAAGCAATCAAAGAAAAAGGCACAAGAGATTTGGAAGCGGCTTTGTAAAAAGGAAGGCTTCGATCCGGATGTGGCTATACTTGGGGCAAAGAATTACGGAAAAACTTGCAAGCAGTTGGAAACGGAGCTAAAGTACATCGCCCATCCTACTACATTCCTGAATCAAGAACGTTGGAGCGATTACCCAACTGTCGACCCTGAAGGATTAGCAGCTGGGAAGCAAAGTAAGTTCTCATCCAATTTAGACTTTTTTGCACAGCAGTTAGGTGGTGGAAACAATGACCAGGGAAGAGGCAATCTTATTGCTAGCCAAAGCATCAGCAGCTTACCCGAACAAACATCCGGATTTCAAAGAGAGTCCACAGATATTCGAAACTTGGGTACAGGCGCTACAAGAAGGTGATGCACAAACCGCTTTGCAAAACCTTAACCAGCATGTTCGAAAAAGCAACTTCTTCCCGGACATTGCTGACTTCCTTCGGGAGCCTAAGTTTGTGGAAGACTCAAGCAAGGTCCTGATGTTGGAATCAGCTCACGTAAACGCCCTTCTAGACGATTGGGAGCAAAGAGCAATAGATTGCCCGCCGCATATCCTTAAGCAGCTGGGAGGGCGTACAGATGGAGCATAACAGGATACATGATGCTGAAACGGCGGTATTAGGATCTATCTTCATAACTCCGGAATTAATCGATGATTGCTATCTTCAGCCTGAAGAATTTGTCGATGAAAGGCATCAGATGATAATGAGCTACTTCCGGTTCCTTGCGGAAGAACAAATCCCGATTGATCCTGTATCAATGGTACAGCAGTCCGGAAATAACATAACCGAAATTGGTGGGGTTTCGTATCTATGGCAGTTACGTCAATCGGTACCGACGACAAGTAATTTCGATTATTACCAAAAATTCATACGGGCTGACTATATCCGCAGAAAAACCGCTGATGTAACAAGGGAAATGTCCATGACGGCAGCGAACGGAGAAGGGGATGTAAAGGAGCACATTGCTCGCTGCCAAGAGAGGCTAGAGGAATTAGCAGAGCTCGCAACCAAAAACCAGAATCAGGGCTTGAAGCGCATGAGTTCCACTTTAGACGGCCACGTAAACCTTCTAAACGAGCGCAAGTCATCAAAGGGTATGACGGGAGCCAAAACCCTTAGCAAGGACGTAGACCGCCTCACAGGAGGCCATCAAAAGGGTGATCTTGAGGTAATTGCAGCCCGACCCAGCATGGGGAAAACGGCCTACATGATATCCGATGCAATCCGAACAACTCAAGGCGGTGCTGCGGCAGCGATCTTCTCGGCAGAAATGTTGGAATTGCAAATAACGGAAAGGGCTATATGCGCTCTTGCTAATTTAGACAATGCAAAAATGCGATCGGGAATGTTCGATGATAAAGACTGGGAACGGTACAGTTACGCCCGTACGATTCTTGATTCACTCCCTATTTTTATAGATGACACAACAGGAATGACCATCCAACACATTCGCAAAGAAGTTAAGCGCCTGGTGAAAACCCAGCCTAATCTGGTTGTCTATGTGGACTATATTCAAATCATTGGTGGCGGCCGAAAGTTCAACAGCAGACAAGAGGAAGTGTCGTACGTTTCACGGCAGCTTAAACAGATAGCCAGAGAGTTTGGAGTCACCGTTTTGGCTCTATCACAGTTAAGCCGGGATGTTGAGAAGCGAGTAGACAAACACCCTATGATGAGCGATTTAGGGGAGTCAGGAGCAATCGAGCGGGATGCCGATATTATCACCTTCCTTTATCGGGATGAGTATTACAACAAGGAATCGGAACGCAAAGGAATTGTCGAACTCATCATCGCAAAGGGCCGGAACGTCGGTACTGGGCGAGTTGATATGGCTTTCCTGAAGAACACTGGAAAGTTTGCTGATATTGAAACTGAACACAAAAAAGCCGGGTGATAAGAATGAAAGTGAAACTAATTATAAGTGACGATAGTTTCCAACGTGCTTGTGAAAACCTCATAAAGGGAGCCCGGAAGATCAAGGACCCGACGACTCCCAAGCACGAGTTGGCGGAACTTCAAAAGAAATATGAAGATTTAGCCGCAATGATTGATTCATACCGAGTCCGGGATTACCTAAAGCAATGTCCCAGTCAGATACCGCTTTACATCAAGATGGGGATTATCACTAAAGAGGAATTGGAGTGGTGAAATTGAGCAAAGAAGTGATTCATGTTGGACTATATGGCGGGAAAGGATTGTTCGGAGGAAAGGAAACAGCCCTAGAAGCTAGCATTGTGCAATGTGACAAATTCGACAAGTGCTCATTTTTTAAGGCTGATCAATGTGCGTGTGTCCGATCGATGTCATCTATTACTTGCCCCTTCGGGATAGTGCGCAATGAAAAGGGGTACACATCGAAGGCAAGAAAATACTATGAATTTAAAAGCAAATGGAAGGAGCATGAGAAGTACGGAAAATTGAAGAGTCCACCTTGTAAATTAGGATTGATAGACGATGTAGTTATTTTCCCGTATGCGTATGTCAATGTGGAAAAAGAGGATGGTAAGTGGGTTGTAAATGGGCCTAGGTTCTTTGATGGAGGGTCATCAGCAATTCCTTTAACTGAGTTCACGGTAGAACTTATTCGAGATATTGTATGCAAAAGACCTCAAGCGCTAATGGGTGGAGAAATTTCAAGTTATCAAGCGGAAGTGGTTCCTAAGTTTATCTCACACCTGAAGGAAGTCTTGCCTGAGAAATACGAGGAATTTGTTGCTGGGTTCCCGGGCTATGAACAAAAGATCGACTATGTGGGTAGAAAAGCAATTTTAACAACCCTTTCACCTTCTGCTGTGGAGTATAAAGCAAATCGGTATTCTCAATTTAATGAAATTTGGTATTGGGACGGTAAAATACTGACTTTTACATCAGGGCATGTGGGAGACTTTGGTGTGACCAAACATTACGAGGTAGAGAGTGTAGTTATACGGCCATCGGAAAAGTCTGTAGTCACCATCTCTGATAATAATCAAGTTAACAGCAACACGATTTTTGTGGACTGAATGGAGTTGTGAACATGGGGCAGACCTACGAGGAACAGTTCAGACGCTTCTTTCAGCGCTGCAAATCCATGACCCTTAAATCATTTCAAGAGTCCATGAACGTCCTGCATACGAGGGCGTACGCCGCCGCAGAACGCCAATACAAGGAAGCCATGGACATTGTCCTTACTCCAAAGCAAAAGGCCGCTGTAATTGAAAAGGCCAAGGAGATTCGGGAGCTATGGGACGGCATGGGTACAGTCGAAACGAGCAAGACTCTCGAAGAGACATTCGGGGAAACGATAGGCAAAGTTGAAAAGTAGGAGGGGATGGGATGCGATTCTTAGGAATCGATCCAGCAACAAAGACTGGGATTGTTGCGCTGGATATAGAAGGCAATGTGATCTTGGAAAGGGAGTTGAGGGGAGAGGGTCCTAAAGATCCCGGAGGGATTTCAGATCAGCAGCTTGTAGACCTGGAGAATCAACTTTTTCGCCTCATGTTACCCGGGGATCAAATTACACTCGAGTCTCCAGCACCGGGAACCATTAAAGCAATAAGCACTGGCTTCATTCATGGCGGCATACGGACTATGATCCATCGTAAAGGGCTCCGATATGATTTGGTAAACCCAATGTGGACAAAAAAATATGTTGATGTGAAAGTCAAACGCGGTCAAACACAGAAGGAAAAGAAGGAAGAAATGGCCGCTGCTGCACTAAAGTATTTCGGGTATTCTCACAAAAGCGACAACGTTGTCGACGCATACATTATTGCTCGCATATGTTTGAACATTTACTTGATGAGAAACCACAAACCTTTACTTGATAACGAAAGGATACAGAGGGAAGTAGTGCAGGACATAATCGAAAAGACGTTCTAACCCCGCTCAAGCGATCGGGAGCGGGATTCGTGCGCTCAAAATCCGGGAAAACAGAATTGAACTTATCGGTACGTTACGAAGCATTAAAAGAAATGCAAGCAAAAAGGATTGAAAGCAACATCGTAATGACTGAAAGAGCCTTAACGCCTATTGAAATCAAAATGAAATACAAGAGGTGGAAGCGCAAATGAAAGAGGCAGTCAATCACCCAGACCATTACCAAGGATCGATAGAATGCATTGAAGCTATAGCTGTTGCAACAGAAGGCCTGCATGGGATCGAATCATTCAACACAGGCAACGCCATCAAATACCTTTGGCGCTGGAAACAAAAGAACGGAATCGAGGACTTACTCAAGGCCATCTGGTACATCCAAAACACTATCGATAGACAGGAGGTAGAAGAGAATGAGAAGGCCAATACCACGGCTCAAGAAAGAAGATTTACCCCCACCTAACAGCAAAGTGGTCACCTATTATCTGAATAACAGCGAATTAGCTCTTGTGCATGCTGACCTGCGGCATCTTATCCCACATGCTTCACAGCGCGGGATGAAGTTCGAACCGGCAGACCCTAAGGTTTTCAAAACGTCAGAGCCTGAAGTAATAGAGCCAATCGCTGAACCAACCAGAGAATATTTTATGGAGAGTCTGGTTTCGGGGAAAAAGGCGAGCCAGATGGCGAGGGAATGCGGTATTGCCGAACAAACGGTTTACACAAGACTGCGTCGATACGGAATCAAAATCAAGGAAGTCCGGGAAGAAAACAAACCATTGAAAGAGCACAAACCTAAAGTGGATGGACGGAAAAAAGACAGGCCAAGTAGAGAATTCTTTGTTCAGGCACTTGAGGAAGGCCGGGGAAATCTCCAGCTTGCCGAGGAACTTAGTGTAACCACAAACACCATATCAAGATGGCTCAAGAGCTACGGACTCAATAGGCGGTCCAGATAAAGGGGTGATAGAGTGCGCAAGGCAAGTTTATTCAGCGGCATCGGCGGAATCGACCTGGCAGCTCATTGGGCTGGTATGGAGACGGTAGTATTTTGCGAGAGAGAGCCGTTCCCGCAGCGGGTGCTGCGCAAGCACTGGCCAGACGTCCCGATTATCGATGACGTACATGATTTTACGAGAGAGGAGATGGAGCGCCGTGGAATTGGAGCAATTGACCTTATTTCCGCAGGATTCCCTTGTCAGCCCTTCTCCCATGCAGGTAAGCGAGAAGGTGCAGAAGACGAACGCTATCTATGGCCCGAAGTCGTCAGAGTCGTCGATGACATCCGACCCACTTGGTTTGTTGGCGAGAATGTTGCAGGGATCCTCAGTATGGCACAGCCAGATAGGGAAATTAAAGTGGTCAACCGGATATCTAGTCGGACGGAAGAAGAAGACTTTTACGAGGCAGTATTTACACAACAAGAAGTTATGCTTATCCACGACATCTGTAAAGACCTTGAAAACATTGGATATCAAGTCCAAGTTTATATTCTACCGGCTGCGGCTGTCGGTGCGAGCAACCCAAGAGACAGAGTCTTCCTTGTGGCCCACACCGAAATCGACACTTCGGGGGGATTGTCCATCCGAGAGGGAGAGACGGACGCCGGACTTGCGCGCACTTGTTCGGATGTGGAGCACCCCGAATGCATCAGATGCGGTGGGGTCACACGGAGGGGGACAGAGCCGCAGCCTGCGGACAGATATAGCGGAGGTCAAGGTGGGGTTATGGCCGACACCTCAAGCGAGGGATTATCGCAGCGGGGACGATCCAGACGGGCCGAGGGCAATCCGGAAGCGGGAACAGGGTTGGACAGCGAATCTGAACGATGCTGTGAAGTTATGGCCGACTCCCAAAGCATCAGACGCCGTAATGGGGATGACCGCTCGAACGAGTGGGAGGCCCATAGAAAAATCGACTCACCTGCAAACGCAAGTGGGTTTGCAAGAAGCGAAGTTGTGGCCAACGCCGCACGCGAATTGCGGCGGGAGATGTGTAAAGGGCGGCATCAACCATTACAGGACACTCTATCTATCCTTTCCTGAACGTTTTCAAGCGCAGATGGAAATGGAAGGTCGTTTTCGGAGGGAAATCAACGATTACACGCTTCTGAAGAAATATGCCGGAAAACGAAACGGTAAAAATTTTTACAGGCCATATGCGCTAACAGAACTGAAAAAGGACATCGAAACGGGCGGCATTCAAGAGGACTTATTTATTCAAGCAGAGCAGCCATGCGCGTGCATTTTTTAGGGGTAGAGGCATCCCCTCTTACCCCGATAAGATATCGGATACCTTTTTAACCTTAGCAGCGAGAGTGGAGTTCTGGTCCAGCTTGACGTATTGCTGGAATGCTTCCTGCAGGAGAGCGCCCTTCTCCCTTTTAGTTACAAACGCCCATGCATCCAGTAATTTGAGAAAGTCATCATCTAACCTGAAACTGGTCGTGGTTGTTGATTTAGTCATTATGCACCTCTAAACATAGGATTTTAAACAGTATATCGCAGATTGAGGAGGGTTGATAGATTGATCTTACAGGGAGATAACATGCAGATTATGCCGGAGCTCGAGGCCGAGTCGTTTCATACCTGCGTCACTAGCCCACCTTATTGGGGACTACGGGATTACGGCATACCGCCAACGGAGTGGCCGGAGACAACATATACACCGATGCCCGGGCTTCCGCCAGTGACCGTGGCAGCATGGACCGGCTGCCTGGGGCTGGAGCCAACGCCGGAAATGTTCGTCGCTCACAGCGTTGCAGTCTTCCGAGAAGTGTGGCGGATGCTTCGTCCAGATGGGACGCTCTGGCTCAATTATGGGGATAGTTATGCTAAAGCAGGTATTTCGGGCATGGGCGATCCAACAATAGGAGAGCGGAATTTAGGGGGCATGAAGCCAATAGCCAAAACCATTCCCACTGCACTGAAAACCAAAGACCTGATCGGGATACCGTGGCGCATAGCCTTTGCTTTGCAAGCTGATGGCTGGTACCTGCGGATGGATAACATCTGGAGCAAGCCTAACCCCATGCCCGAGAGCGTACAGGATCGGCCGACGAAGGCGCATGAGTATATGTTCCTTTTGAGCAAGTCGGAGCGCTATTACTACGACTACGAAGCCATTAAAGAGCATATGGCAGATTCGAGTCTTTCCCGGCTCCAGCAGAACATTGCGGATCAGAAAGGCTCTGACAGGGCAAATGGGGGGGGGCAAAACGAACGGGCGCATGAAAGCCGTAGGCAAGGCGTACAGCTTCGCACGAAAGGTAAATGAAGGAGATGTGCCAGGCCAACAAAAGCAGCACCAGGAGGATAGGGAGGACATTGAGTATTCCGGATCCCGTAACAAGCGGTCCGTATGGACAGTGGCCACAGCTCAATTTGCCGAAGCGCATTTTGCAACGTTCCCGGAAAAGCTGATTGAGCCTTGTATATTGGCCGGAGCTCCAGCAGGCGGGCGTGTACTGGACCCGTTCGGAGGTAGTGGTACCACGGAAAAGGTCGCACTGGAAAACGGTCGGGAATGCACGATTATCGAAATCGGAGAGCAGTATGTAGATATAGCGAAGCGTCGGGTATCGACGATTCAGCCTAAGATGCAATTCATTTAGGGGAGGAATAGACAATATGAAGAACATCGCGGCATTAGTGAAGGAAGCACACCAGAACGCCGTAAATAAGGGTTGGTGGACGGAAGACCGGACGTATGGGGAATTGATTGCTTTGGTTCACAGCGAGGTTAGCGAGGCACTGGAGGACTACAGAAACGGCAGGAAGCCGAATGCAGTTTGGTATGAGTATCAGGATGCCACGCATGGCAAGGTAAAAAGCTCAGAACCAGAAGAATGGGTGGTAGTAAACAATTATACGCAGGGTAAACGGTTGGAGAAAGGCAAGCCCTGCGGCATCCCATCCGAGCTGGCAGATGTATGCATACGGATATTTGATATAGCTGGGCGGTATGGCTGGGGAGATGAACTGGAAAAGCAAAATTCAGCATTCCAAGGAGTAGGCGATCAGTACAAAGGGTTCTCGTTCGCTGAAAAGCTTACCTGCGTTCATTCGGATTTATCGCAATCATATCTGCAGCATCGCCAAGTTAATATGAAAAATGCTGTTTACTGTCTGGCGGGCGTTCTGTATTCCATCGGATTCATTGCTGAAGAACATGGCATTGATCTTGACCAAGCCATAGCCGAAAAGATTTCCTACAACGCCACAAGGCCGCAGAGACACGGCGGTAAGACACTATAAGGAGATGATTTCGTGATAAACGCAGGTACCGTAATTGAAGATGTTGCTAAAATTACAGATCAAGCTAAGACCATGGATGATCTTTATCAAGTTCTGGGGGTAATGGCCCATGCCATCGGCGGCATGGTCTGTCATTTCGAACAATCCGAAAGGTCTCAGGTGTTGATGGGACTGACCGAAGCGTTAGGGATGGGTTTGATGACAACTTCCAAAAGCCTAGGACAAGAATGTGACGTGGAAATAGTCGTCGGGAAAAAGAGATAGCACATTCAGCACCGATTACCAGCTATAGGGGAGTAACCCTCCCCTAGTCCATGAGATTGCAGATGGTATTCATAAAATTGGCCGTCTCATGACAAGCATCCATTTCGCTAAAACCTTGGGCAAGTAGCTGTTGTTTAAAATCTTCATACGGATCTCCGTCATATACGGACAGACGATGCAAATAGTTCAAGGTATTTAAATCTAGCATGCCGATCACCTCATAGTTTTTCTAACAATCATACATTTAATGGCAAGGATTGGCTAGAGGGGAATTTTGTAAATATTTGTCGAGGGGAGTAACCCTAACAAATTAAAAGGAGAGATTAAAATGAATAAACTTTTATACCGGACAGTTGGTAGATACTACTTGGGTGAGGCGCAAGAACAGGCGCGGTATGTATTCCAATTAAGGGATGACGCGCCAAAAGAACTGAGAAGGTCATTTCTGATCTATTTAGACCGGGATGGTAATTTCTCAGGGAGCGCACTGCAAGTAGCAAGAGACATCAAAGATGTAGTTGATAGTTACTTCCTCAATACAGATAAACCGCGCATAGCAGCTTTGGTTGACTACCTCGAAAAATGGGAAGGCGCTGATCATTATGATGGCTTGATTGCAGAGCGAGAGATGTTGAAAAGGCGTCTTGAATTGGTCAACAAAGAATTGGATCAATACGAAGAGGTCGGGGAGTAACCCCTGATAAGGAGGCAGATCAATGAAAAACGCTACAGTAACGATTGACTATACCAGTTTCCAGAGCATCAAGGAGAAGGCGGATAAGTACGATATTGCGAAATTGACACGGGAAGTGGCAAACGCCAAGGAAAGAGAGTTTGTAGATAAAATTTGTAATTGCATCGAGAAAGCGAACGATTGTAAGGCGGCGGAGCAGAAGCAATATTATATCGCGCTGGGGATTCGGGCGATATGCGAACATTATGATATGGACCTGAAGATTGAATACGGAGAATTGGACGAGGGAAAATCCCCTGTTCAAACGGACAAGGAGGCTGCTCATGGCAAATCGTAATACGCTGCATCGCAGCAAGCTGGATGGGTTTAAGCGTTGGCTTGAACAGGACGGATGGGATTTGCAGCCGGCGAAAGGGGATTATGAAGTCCTAAGAGCCCGCAAGGGACGGCGCCTGTTGTTGGTATACGACAGGCACGAAGGTAATCATTTAAGCGTGGCTGACGCGAACATGGGCGTTGTGCGGTCATACCTGCGGGACAAGGAGGCAGAGCATGAATTGGCTTAAGAGATTAGTTTGCAAGCATGATCACCAGCCGCATAAAAAGTTGAGTATGTTTCAAAATCTTAGTGGTGACAGTATCTATTACGTCTGTACCAAGTGTGATCATATCCGAGATTCGTTGTTCATTAAGCATTAAGGAGGGAAGTCATGGCGAAGACTGAGCTGACATTGCAGCTTGAGCGGCAGATTTTTGGGGAAACATCTAAACTCGGCGTATTCGGATGCTTTGAAGTGACTATCGGCTGGTACGGCAAAGAGCGGGTCGATTACATGACCTATGACACCAAAGGGACATGGCGCTGCTACGAGATTAAGGTTTCCAAGGCTGATTTTAGGAGCAAGGCGCACAACACCTTCATTGGCCACTATAACTACTACGTCATGCCGAGGGAGCTTTACGAGGAGGTGCAGCAGGAGATTCCGTCTCACATCGGCGTGTACTGCGGGGCAACGCTTGTAAAGCGTCCCAAGAGGCAGCAGCTTGGCGAGGATGAGCAAGTGCTAAAAGACTCTATGATTCGGTCACTGTCCAGGGATGTCAGCAAGCTTCTCAAGAGTGCAGATCCCGATTACGTAAATCGTGCTAATCGCACGCTTGAGCGGGAGAGACGTGAAAAGCATAATTACCGCCAAAAATACTATGATGCAATGGGAGAAATTCGCGCCCTAAAGCGTATGGGGGATAAGGAGGCACTATGAAAGCAATAGCTGAAGAACCAATCAAAATGAATGTCTATGAAATCAGTTACGCAGATGATCCCAACTATCGTGTCAATAGAACGGCAGCGACTGCGGGAAAAGCCAAATATAATGAATACCTGAACTATTCGGACTACTGCTGTGACACAACATACATGGATTTTCTCAAATTAATCAGGTGCCGGAAGGTTGGGCAGTCAACACCGAAAAAAGGTGAGCTGCTTCCACCGGGTATGCCCTGGCTTGAAGAACGGATTGAGAAGGCGAACCGGCTCATTCGTGAAATCGGCAGCAGGAGCCATAGGGACCTTTACTCGCCCAAACATGATCGGTACATTGCTTTTCATTGGGCCGGAGGGCGGCTCTGGCTGACAGACCACTATACCGGAATCCCTATGATAATGGAGCCGAAAGCTTGTGGAAAAACGAGAGATCAAAAGCGTGCGTTCAGCAGCGGTGGAACCATGTGGGGCCTGGTCAATGACTTCAAGGATTTTATCTATGGAGACGATGAAGCGAATCACAACAATGGTTACGGCGGCCTGTATTGCAGGCACTGGGGATATCCGGAAGAGGACATGGAAGCAATCCGGCAGCTTGCCCGAGAGCTTGGATACCTACCATCTATCAAGGGAGAGAGGGCAGTATGAAAGCATTAATGAGCATTGAAGAGTTGATTGCAAATTTGAGGGGGCTGCACCAATTAAGCCTATACACAGTCAATGAGGACTGGTGTATCCAGTTGTATGAACTTGATGTGTGTGCGAATGATCATGATGTATTCAAGCAGGCGAAGTATGCGCCGATTTACGAGTCCAGTAACCACAGTCTTCAATTTTTACTAATTGAAGCTACCGAATGGGCCGCAAAACGATATCAAGATTGTTAGGGAGAGGAGCAATAACCATGATTGATTTAACCAATGTACCAACTGCCCGGCTGCATCACGAGTTGAAGCTTCGCAAAGGACCTGACTGGAAATGTGTCAAGTGCGGCTACTACGCTAATGGATCTGGACAGTGGGCATGCCCAGGATGCAATCAATGGCACTATTTAACTGGTGGGTTTGAATGGCCTGTAGATAACGAGCAGGCCCGCGCATGGATAGCGAGGCTTGCGGACATTTATCCGATTATCAAGGCTTCAGGGGAGACACAGGGGGCGCAATACGCGAACAGATTGCCAAAGGTATGGACTGCAAGGGTAATTTGCATCCTATTGAGCCCAAACAGGGAGGTAACAGAGCATGCGAATGAATGAGATAAAAAAGATTCTGTGTGAAAAAAGGTTGCCAGTACCGACATTTTTGCTGGATGAGATTGAATCCCGTGACGCGGAGCTTGAGCGCCTAAAGGAAGAGAACAAGCGGCTATTCAATGTTATTGAGGAACTACTGGGAGGGCTATCAATTTATGCTGATGAAGATTTGTTCTGCCAAGGGAATCATGATACTGATCCAACAATAGAAGCTCGTCATTTGATTGAGTTATACAGCCGAGTAACCGAGCAGGGAGGGAAAGGAGAATGACAGATATGCAGCCGGGAGTAGAAATGGATGAATTAATCGATGAAGTTGTATTTGGGCGAACAGACAAAGGCTTCAACGGCAAATATCGCTATAGATACCGGTACGATGGCAAGAATGGCAAATGGATACCGGAGCCGTACTCCACAACTTGGATCGGCATGCAGTACGTAGTAGAGGAGATGCGTCGCCGAGGCTGGAACTTGGTACTCCTTATGAAGAGTGAAACGTTCGGAGCAGGATTTTCAAAAGGGGACATAAAGACATCGGAAGATTCAGACTCAGCCCCTCACGCAGTATGTATAGCAGCTATAAAGGCTCTAAGAGAGCATGCAAACAGTTCAGGGGAGGATGGTAGAGCATGAGCAAGCCGATGCCATATAGAGGCAAATGCAAAGACAATGGAGAGTTGGTATATGGGTGGTTCTTGGAGAAGGATGGGAAATCATATATCATTTCTGATTTTGAAACGGATTGCTATGACGGTGAGAACACAGATTTATATGCAACTGTTTGGAATGAGGTCGACCCCGAAACAGTAGGGCAGTACATCGGCCGGACGGATGATAACGGGGTTGAACTGTATTCCGGCATGCGAGTGAAATTCACGAACTTGATTCTTGGAAGGTTCTCAGATAAAGAACAGTGGGCAGAAGGGACAGTTTTCTATGATGAAAAAATGTCTGGGTATACCATCAAGCAAGGGGACGCTGGATGGAACTTGCAACATTCGGCTGTCGTAGCTTTGCCTGACAATCCTGAGCTACTGGAGGGCGGACAATGATTAAACTGACATTCAACGGAGTAAATGTACCAATGATGATTGATCCAGCAAAAATAGCGTTGATAGAAACGGATGGGAGTGGTGGTTCATACCTTTATGACTCATTCAATCGATCAGACGGATGGGAAGTTAGGGTTAAGGAATCTCCTGAAGAAGTAACCAAGAAGATACTGGAGTATAAGCTGGCTATGGTCAAATATAGTGTTGGTTTTGCTCAAGCGTTGCGAGACAGCGGAGATCCTGAATGGGTATTCGATAATGCAGAGTTTAAAATGAGCGAATTAGCAGGTCTGGAGGAACCCCAATGAGGAAAATAGCACGCCTTCAAATAAAATTGCGAAAACCCGATAATACCGGATTCTTTCATGATACAAGAGGCGATGTTCGGAAACTCGCTGAGGCTATTAACATTTTGATCGACAAGCAAAATGAGGTTGTCAATGCGGTAAATCAATTGATAGAGGATCGGAGGAACCCCAATGAATAAACAAGAGCTTACCCGGGAGCAAGTACTGGGGATGTCGGGACAAGAGTTGAGTATAGCGGTTGCTGTACATGTGATAGGATTTGAGCCGGGAATGGTGATTATGGACGAGTGGTACCCAGCAGAAGACATAGCTGCAGCCTGGGAAGTGCTTCAACACCCAATTGTAATGGACGGTCCTCAAATTGGGGTATATCCTACCAGCTTCGGCGTATGGGTAGCCAGACCATTCATGCCTGGAAATGATTGTACAGTGCAGGCTAAAACAGCCCCTGAAGCTATCTGTAAAGCTTCTCTATTGGCGGTGTTAGGTCTATGAGATACCTTGTTCCTGTCGTATTCATATCTGGCTTAGTGGCAGTAATCATAACGGAGATGATCATATTCAGATCGTTTTGGACGGCTTTGATTCTGGTATTTGCAAAAATCGAATGGTAAAAAGCGAGGTCATGACCCCAGATCCAGACTTCATCCTATGCGGGGGTAGCGGAGAGTTCGGTATTCGGGAGACTTATGATTGCTATTGCATAGAGGAGGTAACCAATGAATAACAAACCAGATGAGACTGCCGAGAGTGACTTCGAGCGAGTCTTCCGGCAAATCATTGAAACGCAGGACCCTTCGTGGGATGGAAACTGCGAATGCAAGGAGTGCTACTGGAACATGTGGCATCCGACCAGGCGCAGCGACAGCAAGCAATGTACATCAGAAACTCTTGGCGAGGTTAGGATGACGCCGAACACTGCGGCATGCCCCTCATACTGGTCATATGCTGTCGCATGTGGGGTTGAGAAGGGTTCCACCGAAGCGACCGAATAGGCTTAGCGCATAGAAAAAAATATCTTCCAAGTGTGCGAAGTGGAAATTTCCAACGGTTAAATAAATGAACACATTACAAGGAGGGGCACTATGGGAAAATTCAAACCTGTAAGTAAGCGTAATGGAAGAGATAAGGGCATCAGCGTAACCATAGGCGTAGATGGAAGGATGTACTTATCCAGCGGGTTCAAAAAGATTCTCAACCACGATGGAAAGAAGAATTACTATTTGTTCTACGATGATTCCGAACGCCGGATAGGGATATCAAAAGAAACGCCTGATTCTAACGTCGAGGCCTTCTCGTTCAGCGCAACAGGAGAATGTAAGGTAGTCAGCTTCATAGAGGATTGCGAGATTCACATGCCGGGAAAACCTGTTTTATGGCTCTATGAAGGGAATGAAAAAGGTATCTATGCTTTCTACCAGCAGGGCCGCAGCCATATTGCTTTGAGACAAGAGAAGAACGGGAATTTGGAGCGATTAAAGTAGAAATTCTTGACAGAAGAATTCAACAGAATTTTTGCTGTCCGTGTGATTCTATCCAACTTTTAGATAATTATATATAGGGGTGAAAACACATGAAGTTCGTAGTGATAAAAGACATCCCTGACGGGTGGGAGACAGATGCTAAGTCTGGAGACATCCTCCATGTGGCAACTTGGGAAGGTTTCCCCACTCTTATGAAAGGGAAAAAGGCCATTTGTGACAACGGAAGCAAGTACCATCTCGAGCATTGCAAGCCATTAGATTTGGTTTCGGCTGATCGAAAAGTGAAGGAGGTCAAATAGATGACTTTATTTCTATCAATAATCGCGGCAATATCCTTGATCGGTCTAATTGCCGAAAGCGATAAGAATCCAACACTAACTAAGAATCTAACAGCAGTATGTTGTATCTCAATCATTGCTATCGTAATCCTAAATGTCCTGTAAGTAGCCGCTTCAAATAATCCAAAAAAACAGACGTCGCTGGCGATCTGGCGGACAGCTGCACCCATTTGACCAAACGAGTGTTCTTATACTATAAAAATTATCCAATTCGAGAGGGGCAATATTCAATGTCTATTACTATCAAAGCTCATTTTAATAAACAGGTTCGCGACTCCAAGAAGGAACTTGTTCAGTTCTATGTAAAGGGCGAGGATGAGAATTCACAAGCGCTTAATAACCTAGTCCGGGAGATTGTAGAGGTAAGTGTAAACGGTCTTGATTCACTCACAGCTCACTTTATAAAGAAGTCCCAAGATGCCAAGAAAACAGTTCTGGATTTTGTCATAAATGGTGGTGCATCGAACAAACATTCATATGAGTTTTACAAGCTGGCGGGCACTGACATTGAATTGTCAATTGAACTGTCAGATGTAGAACCAGAAGAATTCGAGGAACGCCAAGAAAAGTACCGAGAAGGCCTGAAAGGGAAAATAAATCAGGACGGTACCGTGGATGTCGACGAAAACCAAATGACCTTAGACGAGGTTGACGGCGATCCAATGGCTGGAGTGGAGGAAGAGTTGCCGTTCGAAGATGACGGTAGCGAAGGAGAGGGCATACATGAAGACGAACTTCCGTTTTAATTGGCCGCGGATACTGGTCGTGGGATTCTGCATTACATTCTGGTCTGGACTGATCTGGTTGTTAAGATAATCGACTCCCTTCGGGGAGTCTCCCGGAAGGGGGATATAGAGTGGAATATACAGTGGACGAGAAAGGATTCTTAACGGACCTGCGACAGCTTAAAAAGGCGTACCGAGAGACGTTAAAGGGGCTCCAGGCATATAGGAAGCAACTGGAGCAGAAGGTCGAAGCGGCGGCGGCAATGTCCATGGAGGAATTAAAGGAAAAACCGAACAGGCCCAGATATAAGGATTTACAGGTGGAACACGCTGAGATATTTGACGAGATCGACGTCATCAAAGGAATGATATCGGACGTCAACTATGCAATCGAATGGCTCCATACAGGCCGTCAGCCGGGAACGCGGCGAGGGATTGATCGGCGGGCCGTTTATCAAAACACAATTCTAATGGACCCAAGCATAATGGCTAACTTCAGCAATCAGTACAATTCCCGGAGCAGCACGACATTGACCGAACATGAGCGGGACCGGCTAAGGGACGTTCTCCAGATTCTGAGCGAACAAGAACGGAAATGTTATGTGCTCTCATACGGACATGGATATAGTCATTCAGAAATAGCTCGGATGTTGGTGTTGCAAAAAGGGACGGTTGACAAGTACGTGCAGCGGGCTCATGAAAAGGTTAGTAAGGGATGGCAGGGGACTATGTTTTGA